TTAATAAAAATAACAGGATTCTACCCAATTATCAATTTTATTCAAATTAAATTTTAAATAATAATAATTGTTAAGTTCTAAATTATTATTTAAAAATTCATTAATGATATTATCTTTTACAAAATTATCTTTTGAACATATATTATGAAATATATGTTCAAAATCAGTATTTTCTTCATTTCTAAATATATTTTTATTTAATTCTTTTAATGATTCACTATTAAGTTGATATTCTAATAATTTATTTTCTAATTGACTATCTATAGATAATGAATTAGTTGGAGTTTTAAATAATCCATTATGTCTTAAAAACATAGATACATCTGAATCATCTATAAAATCTGGTTCATCATTTGAAGTAGCATTATTATTATCTGATTCTGATTCATTCTCAGACTCAGATTTACCAGATGATATACTAATAACTCTTGTTTTAGGTGCAAACATATATTCTGAGGGTGGTTGTTCTTCTATATCATTTAATTCATTAAAAAATTTTTCTGAAATTAATGAAAGTTTTTTAATAAGATCTACGTTATAATCTCCTTTTTTTGAATCTTTTAAAATAGACTTGATTAATTTTTTAAAAGCCCTAATATTCATTAGATATGAATTAATATTAGGATTATCTAAATAATACTCGTGATTTAAGTTTTCCATTAGTAATATGGAATAGATCTTATAAATTTAATTTTTCAATAATTTTTAAATCAATTAATCATCTATAAAATCACAATTATCATTATTATTATCATTATTATTATTATTATCATTATTATCATTATTATCATTATTATCATCATTATTTGTTTTTTGAGTTTTAATATTTGAAAATTCTGTATGTTTTACTTTTTTTTGATTAATTATATTTTGAATAAGTGATGGTTTTTTAATATTTTTTTTTGATTTTGGTGTGATAGTAATTGGTTCATCATCAATAAAGTCACACTCTTCATTATCAACAAAATCACAATAGTCAGAATCATAATCTTTAGTAACACTAGTTTTAGTAGTACTAGTTTTAGTAGTACTAGTTTTAGTAGTACTAGTTTTAGTAGCACTAGTTTTATTAGAATAATTAGAATTAGTAGAAGATTTCTTTTGATTAATACTAATTATAGTATTCAAATCAAATGATTTTTCTAAAAATAAATATTTATTAGAAAAAATTTGATCATTATTAATTTTATAATTAGTATTAATTTTAATATATTTTTTTCTTTTTTGAACAATTTGTTTTAATTTACTTAATTTATCTTGATGTTTTCTATAATATAAAATTTGTTTCCAAGTATCTTCCATAATAGGAATAATATTAGCTAAAAAATTATCATCTCTATTAATGGATACATTATGAGAAGAGTCTAATTTCCAATAAATTATTCTATAAAAATAATAATCTTTTGCAATATCTGGATATAATATTTTATATTGATCCATCATTTTAATAACCCAATTATTATATTGTGAGTCATCCATATCTAAACGTTTTGGCATTATATATTTAGATTTCCATTCAGCTAAATCTCCATCAAATTCAGGTATAAAATTTTTAGGATAAAATTCTAATATAATACCTTTTTTTAGTCTATTATCAATATCCATTTTAATATCTGTATTTCCAGTTGTATTTATACATAAATTACAATTATCATATAAATATTTATCTCTTGATTCATATTCAGAAATTTTACATTGCCAAAAATCACAAACTTCTAATTCACAACAAGCAAGTTGTTGTTGAACTTGACAATAATAATAAAATGGACAAATATCTCCAATAATTTTACCATGTGTATGAATTTCACGAGTTACAGGACATTTAATTTCTAACATAGTACCAAGTCTATCAGAAAATTTATTATCTAATGTATATTTTGAACTAATACCATCAGGAGAAGCTCCTAGAATAGTATATTTTTCTGAAGGTAAAGCTCCAAATTCAAATACTCGTGTATTATAAATATGTTCGTATATCATAGTTGCAGTAGCTTCATATTTTTTACCATGAAAAACAGTAGCATTATCTTGAAATGGAAAGTTAGGATCGCATTTTTTTAGAATAAAAGATTCAATCGGTTCATAAGGATTTAAATCAATTGCAGCAGCAGTATCAGATGCAGTGATTCTATTATATCTATAATCATACCATTCTTTTGATCTTTGGGCAGGTTGAGGTAAATTTTTAAGTTTTTCAAAATGTTTATCTAATTTTTTATATTTAGATGGAACTTTAATATTTGGATATTTATCTTCAAATTCTCTGAAACAATTTGTTCCATTATTAAAACTAATAGTATTTATAAATTTATAGTTTGAAGAAAATAATCTGGAAAATATTTCATCAACAATATCAATTGTAACTTCTGCAAATTCATTTTGTAAATCATTATAAATTTGATTTTTATATGCAGATAATTCTAACAAGTTTATTGAATTATTATTTTCAAGATTATATCCTAAAATTTCAATAGTTTTATTTAACATTAAATTTAAATTACCAAATGACATTTATTAATAATTTTAATAAATTATCTCTAAACTAAATTTAATTCAATATTTACTCAATTAAATAAAAATATTTACCATTCTTATACTGTAAATTTGTTAGCGCTATGATCTTTCCATTAATTTCATCATATTTTATTTTCTCTTTTTTTGTTAAAATTTTATTTTTAACTAACTCAATTAATTCTTCTCTTAAATTTATTCTATCTTTTTCTGAATCAAATTTAAGATCATTTACAAATTGTTTAATTTTTAAAATTTTATGAATAGAATTTAATTTAATCCATGGTTTTTTATATAAATCTTCATCTGAAAAAATATGTTTATGATTTTCTGTTTCAGATAAATTTATATTTTTTTTCTCTATTTGAACTTGAGTAGTTGTTTCCGATAATTTTTCACTATTAATATTAGTACTAAGTTCTGATATATGTTTATTTAACCACTCAGCTTTAATCTGAGTTTTATCCAAATGATGTTTTAATCCTTTATAATATTTAAAATTAAATTTATTTATAATTATATCTAGATTCATATTATATGATTTTAAATATAAAGCTTTAATATGAATTATTCAATATTTTTTATAAAAAATATTTGACAAAAAGTTCGTTTATGGAGTGTGTTAAATATTGAAATAATATTTAAATATATATATACCTCTTATTAATAATGACTAGTATAAATCTAACTAATAATACTGAAAATACTAATAATGAACTTTATTCTTATTTATTCGCATTTAGAATATTGCTACAAGATAATTATGAAAGTGAATCAGATATAATCAATGAACTAAAATATTATCTATTTGAATTGGGGCATGATGCTTTAACAACTAACCGATATTTATATGACTTTTATAAATTTTATGGTATTGATATTCAAGAAAATACAATTGAACAAATTTCAATAGTATTTCCTCATTTTCTAGAGAATGAAATAACTCAAGTTAATATTATAACTATAAATGAAACTGATGAAAATAAAACTGATGAAAATAAAACTGATGAAAATAATGAAGATACCGAAGATAACGAAAATGAAAATAACGAAGATAATGAAAATGAATATAATATAAATGAAAATGAATATTATATAAATGAAAATGAAAATGAAAATGAAAATGAAAATGAAAATGAAAATGAAAATGAAAATGAAAATGAAAATGAAAATGAAGATGAAGACATTGATGTGAATGATCAAACAAATGTTCCATTTTTTACTATTGAATTTTTATCAAATGAACATACTGTAATAAATTTAAATAATCCTTTTATGAATAATGATTATAATAGTCAATTAAATTCACATAATTCATTAATAAATATATTTAATACATTTATTTCAGAATTAGAAATGCCAATATTAAATCCAAATTTATTTGAAAATGTTACAGTAACATTAGATGATTCAGAATTTAAAAATTTAAATTTAATAAAATTAGAAACAGCTCATGAAAATGATTGTACCATTTGTATGTGTAAAATGGATAAAGATGAAACAATAATAGAATTAAAATGTTTGCATACTTTTCATAGTAATTGTATTGAAACATATCTTAAACAATATAATTATAAATGTCCGATATGTAGATCTGAGGTTGGTAAATCAAAATATAATTTATAATTTATTGATGTACACATTGAGGTCCATTATTTTCAGAATTTCCATTTGATTCTGAAACATTAGTTTGTTGATTGTTATGTTGATTTGATTTATTATATTTAATATTATCAAGTAAATATAATATTTTATTAGTTTGGTCTTGTCTTAAATCAACACATATAGTTTTTGTTGTATCAGTTGCTTTATTAATATTAGTTTCATTTAATACTTCTGTTTTATCAAAAGATTGAAGTAATCCTTTTAATTGATTTTTAGTATCTGATGGTAAATTATTAAAATTAGGCAGACAGTGAATAAATTTAATATATAAGTCACCTTTTTTACCTTGTGGATTAATAATACCTTCATTATTAATTTTACGAATCATATTAAAATCTGTTTTTCCTGAACAACTAATATGAAGTTTACGACCATCTAAATGATTAATAATTTTATTAAAACCAAATAATGTCTGGTATAATTTTAATTCCATTTCTATATATAAATCATCATTATACCTTGTAAATACATTATGTGGTAATTCCTTAATTTTAACTATTAGGTTTGTTTTTTGATTTTTTAATTGGTGTCCTTTTCCTTGAAAAATAGCATTTTGACCAAATAAAACATTTGGTAATAATGGTACTTGAATTGTCTTATTTCTAGTGATATAGCCTTGACCATTACAATCATCGCATTTATTAGTTTCATCAACAACACTTCCTTTTCCTTCACATATTGAACAAGTACTCATAATTTGTTGAATCATGGGACCCATTCTAATTATTTTAATATCAACTCCTTTACCATTACAATTTTTACAAATAGGAACTGACAAATCTTTGGTACCTTCTTCATTACATTTAACACAAGAAACTTTTTGTGTATAATTAAGTGGAACTGATACTTTATTAATAATTTGTTCTAAGGTACCTTCAACAAATTCAACAATATCTTCAACAATAATTTTTTTAGAAGCTACATTACCAGGCATACCATGCATACCATGCATACCATGCATACCATGAAATCCAGGCATTCCACCCATATTAAATGGGAATCCTCCTGGAAAAACATTTCCAAAATGAGTAAATGGATCTTGACCTGAATTATTATTATTATTATCAGGATTATGGGTAAATATATCCATACCAATTTCATCATATACTCTTCTTTTTTCATCATCTAATAAAATATCTTTCGCTTGATTTATTTCTTGAAATTTAATGGTAGCTTCTTTTTTCTTTTCATTATCTGTATGTCTATCTGGATGCCATAATTTTGATAATCTATTGTATGATTTTTTAATTTGTGATGTACTTGCATCTGAATTAACTTCAAACATATCATATAGTTTAGTATCTCTTACCATTATGATATAATATGATTGCTTCTTTAATTATTTTATTAGCTTTTTAAAGATTTAAAGGATAATTATATTAATAAATTTAATAATATAAAATGTCGGAAGAGATAGCTTATAATCTAATTAGAACATGTGTAAAGATAGAAGGAGATAAGGATGGTTTTAATTCCAAGTCAGCAATAGAAAAGTTTAAAGTGGCGGTAAAATCAAATAACTTAAATTTAGAAGATTTATCTAAAAAATTTATTAAACCAGATTATACATTAGAATTAGTAACCCATCAAAATAATGAATATACTTTTTTAATTAAAAAATTAAAGACTGAGATTGTTAATAATACTGATGATAAAAAAGAAAAACTAAGAGCAAAACTTAACAAAATGAATCAATTTAGAACTAACTGGTGTTATAATAAAGCAAAAATGAGTTCAATTGTACCAGCAAATATTTTATCTGAATATAAGAAATTGGTAAAAATATCAAATGTACCAATACCAGAACCAGAAGATATTTTATCTAATCCAGGAAAATATAAAGAAATAATATCAATGGTCCTTAATAATAATATGGCGAAGAACTTACCTCAATCTCATCCATATATTAAATATTTTAAATTATTAGCTGTAGAATTAGGTATAGATCAAACATTACCAATTCCAACAAAAGACTTTTTAAATAAAACTTCTTTTTTACCAGATAATTTAGATAAAATGATTGATATGTCTGGACCAATTACTAATATTAGAGGTAATGATATTAGTAAATCAGAAGAAACTGATTCTGATTAAATCTATTTTAAATATTAAAACATAATCTCATAATTATATATGAAATAGTACCAGTTGTAAAAAATGCTAAATCTATACCATATGGTTTAGTGTCATCTTTATTTAGTTTATTGATTGATAAATTAAAAATAATTATACCAATTACCCAAGTAATAAATCCAATTATTAATGATTCTAATATTAAAATCCACATTTATTAATAATAGAAAATTATAATTATTAAACTTATTTTATTAAATATTTTAATAATTATATTTAATAAAATAAATCACCATAATTCATATAATGAGTATAATTTAAATCTAATATATTATTAATTTTTTTAACTTTATATGTACTATCAATATATTTTTTTAATGATAATAATTTTGTTTCTTTCTTTTGATAAATTAAAATTATTATATAAGTATATAATGTATTATTATTAAATAATAATTTATTATAATATATACTAATAATTTGATAACTATAGTATCTTTACAATCAGTATCTTTCTTTTAACTTCATTTATAAATATAATATAATTATTAAAAAAATTGATAAAATATTATTTAAAAATATTCTATCTTAAATAATAATGCCAAAAAAACAAACATCTAAAAATAGTTATAAAAAAGAAGATTCAGATATTGAAAATGATATTGATGAAAATGATATTGATGAGGATAATATTGAGGAATATGTAGAAGGATCTGAATTAGATGATGAATCTGAACTTGATGAAGAGAAAGACGAATTAGTAATAGATCAAGAAACCGAAACTGGTGAATGTGTAATGGATGAAATTATAAATGAAGAGAATGAGTATATTGATAATGATGAGGAAACCGAATTAGCAATAGAACAACATGCTGAGTATATAAGTAAAGAAAATAGAATAAGTTCAAATAGATTAACCAAATATGAAATGGTAAGAATATTAGGTGAAAGAACAAAACAATTAAATATGGGTGCAAAACCAATGATAAAAAATCATCAAGGATTATCATATGAGACAATTGCAGAAGAAGAATTTAAGAAAAATATGATTCCATTTAAAATAAAAAGACCATTACCAAATAGTAAATTTGAAATTTGGACATTAGACGAGCTTTTTAAAGAACATTTAATGTCATTACTTTAATAAATAAATTATTTAATTTAATGTCATTACTTTAATAAATAAATTATTTAATTTAATGTCATTACTTTAATAAATAAATTATTTAATTTAATGTCATTACTTTAATAAATAAATTATTTAATTTAATGTCATTACTTTAATAAATAAATTATATAATTAAAATAAATTATATAAATAAATTACATAATTAAAATAGGAATCCATTTTTTAAATTTATTACAAAAAATACAATTAAATTTTACAGATTTATCACTAATTTGTTCATCACACATTAGTGATATTTTAAGATTTGGAATCATAGCAATACCTAATTTTTCACCATTTTCTTTTTCAGCAATATCATATACATCAGGAATAAGAGTACGAGATAACCATAAATGTTTAGTTTTACTATTAGATTCATATGAATATGTTCGTGATTTAAGAAAATCAACAAAATTATGAATAATATGATAAGATTTTTGTTCAATAGTTTCATTATTATTAGTACTGATATCAACTTTTTCAGTTTTCTTTTCAATATGAATATTAGTAATACCTGAGAATTTGGGATGAAATATAATTCCATTAGTACTAACCGATAATTTAGATAAATTGCTAATTAATTCTTCTAATTCCGAATATCTATATAACTTATTTAGTTTTAATTCAAAATTATTGCAATACGGACCTTTATTTTTTTTAAAGTGTGTTTTAAGAATAGTATCTAAATATTCCATTTTTTGACTCATTTCCATCTCTAACATTTTTTTACCCATCAAATAAAAAGAATCTTGAATTAAAAATATATATTCATTATTATTATTTTGGATTAATTTACCATCAAAAATACTACCGGCAAAAATAATTTCAGAAATATTCATATTAAATTGGATAACTTGAATAGTTTTCATATCTAATTGATTTTTATGATATGATAACTTTTTCCTAACAATTGCTACACAATATTGTTTTTCATTATGTGTAAACATTAAAACTAAATAATTATAACCTCTAAAATTAGGAGACACATAATGTTCATTATCTTGAAGAAATTTAAGTTTTTGTGTTGTATTTAACATCATGTAACGAAATTTAGATAAATCCAAATTAGAATAAAGGAAATCAATTGCTTTTTGTTTAATTTCTCCATCTAATAAAAAACCATCAGAACTACCGAATACTATTTTTTTGAACATTAATATTAATAACCATTTTGTTTTTAAATAAAATTTTCAATTTTTACTACTTAGTTAATTTTAATTAACAGTTGCATGAGAATTACCTAATGAATTACTAATAAAAGGATCTGAGGCCATTAATCCATTCTCAAAAATACCCCCATTTTCAGGTTTTTCTTCATCATAAACCCATATATCAGGATTAATAAATGATAAATTAGATGCAGCATTGTGTGTTTTAAATTGTTCTGAATTTATTTCAGTTAATACTTTTTTCGGAACCTTTTTTTTATAATCAACAAAAGAATTATCATATATTTCTTTTATTGTTCTACCCTTACCATTTTTAAAATCATTAGGATCAATAACTCCATCCATTTGTACAGATCTAGGTGAATTAAATTCATATGTAAATCTCGCTTTTGAATCAATAAAAGTCTCTTTAACTCCTGTTACTTTTTCTCTTGAATTAAATATAGGTTCACCATTTTCATCAATTTTTTCTATCCAAGTATTTGGATACCATGTACTTAATTGAGAACCAACGTTTTGTTCTTTTAAAAATTGTTTATCTATGGGTCTTTCTTGATCATAATTAAATTCAATTTTATGAGTTGGTTCTATGTTTTCATAATAGATTTTATCTAAATTAACAAAATTATCATTCTTTAATTTTGATTTTTGATTTTGAAGAATATAATATAATGCTATAAAAACTAAAATTAATAAAATTACATTAAATATTTTTTTCATTTGTAATTATAGTATATAATAAAAAAAGTTTCTTTTAATAATATTTATTAATTAAAAGAAATTATATGCGCTTTTTTAAAAAAATTGATTATTTAAAATATAGATTTATTTATATTATTAATTAATATATGGCTGAAATTGTAACAAAATTATTAAAATTAAATATGGATACTATAGAAACTGCTTCAAACTTAACAGTTGAAGAATTGGAAAAAGTGATAGTTTATGCAGCAGATAAATATTATAATACTCTAAAACCAGTATTAACAGATGCCTTATATGATATTTTAATAGACTTTTTAAAAATGAAAAATCCAAAATCACTCATTTTAAAAACGATAGGTGCAAAAGTAAAATCAAGAAATAAAGTAATATTAGATTATTGGTTAGGATCAATGGATAAAATTAAACCTCCTTCAAATCAGTTAGAATTATGGATTAAAAAATATAATCCTCCTTATAATTTATCTGATAAATTAGATGGTGTTTCTGCATTAATTACTTATAAATATGATAAAAGTATTTGTATGTATACACGTGGAACAGCTATAGAAGGTACTGATATTACTGCACTAATTAAATATTTAAATTTACCAGACTATGCAACAGTGTCAAAATATTGTAAACATAATTCAATAAAAGGAATAAAAAATTTAATAGCTTTTAGAGGTGAACTTATTATAAAAGATAACACTTTTCAAACAAAATGGGCAAACACTTTTAAAAATAGTAGAAATTGTGTATCTGGATTAGTTAACAGTAAAACAATTAACCCAGAATTAGCAAAAGATACCGATTTAGTTTTATATGAAGTAGTTGAACCATTTTATCCAATTGAAAAACAATTAAATATAATTGAAAATATAGGTTTTAATATAGTAAATTATAAAACAACTGACCAACTATTAAGTTATGAAAACTTATCAGAATATTTTAAAGAAAGACGTACTAAATCTGAATATTTAATTGATGGAATTATAGTAACATCGTGTGGAATTCATAAAAGAAATATTAAAGGAAATCCTGAATATGCATTTGCTTTTAAAGATATTTTAGAAGATCAAAAAGCAAAAACAATAATTTTATCAATAGAATGGAATGTTAGTAAAGATGGTCTTATAAAACCAACAATAATATTAAAACCAATTAATATTGGTGGAGTTGAAATAAAAAGAGCAACTGGTAATAATGCTAAATTTATAGTAGATAATGTATTAGGACCAGGTGCTAAAGTAGAAATAATTAGATCAGGTGATGTTATTCCTAAAATACAAACTGTTATTAAAAAAGCAACATCTGGAAAACCTAATTTACCTAATATGAATTATCATTGGAATGAAACAAAAGTAGATATAATATTAGAAAATTATGAGACTGATTCAAATGTATTAATTAAAAATATATATAATTTTTTTTCAAAATTAGATACAAAAGGATTAGGTAAAAGAAATGTAGAAAAAATAGTAGATTCTGGATTAAATACAATCCCAAAAATATTAGCTGCTAATAGTGAAAGGTTTTTAATGGTAGATGGATTTGGTGAAAAAACAGCTAAAAATTTAGTAATATCAATTAATAAAGCATTAACAAATATTTCATTAGCTAAATTAATGGCTGCTTCAAATAAATTAGGTCATGGAATAGGTGAAGAAAGAATTAAACAAATATTATCAGTATATCCCGATTTATTATTGGATTATAAGAATTGGACAAAAAAAGAATTTATTGAAAAAGTAAAAGAAATAAATGGATGGGAAGAAAAAACAGCTTCATTATTTATTAATAATTTTAATGAATTTATTAAATTTTATAATTTAATAGAAAAATATATTATTATTGAAAATAAAATAAAAGTAACTAAAGGATTATTTATAAATAAAACTTTTGTTTTTACAAAATTTAGAGATAATAATTTAGAAGAAAAAATAGAAGAACAAGGTGGAAAAATAAGTGTATCAATTACTAAAAATACAGATTATTTAATAGTAAAAGATCAATCAATAATAGATAATCCAACTGATAAAGTAACAAAAGCAAAATCACTAAATATTAATATAATTACTAAAGAAGAATTAATTAAAATGCTTAAATAAATGTTACATTAGTTAATTTATCTATAGTTGGATGTTTTAGAATTATTGTTGGAGGAACATTTCTTAAATAAACCATTAAAACTCCTATAAATATAATTATTAAAAAATTAAATAGTCTTTCTTTTAACATTAAATAAAGAGCGATTTTTTTATAATTTAATTTAAAAAAATATCCTATTTATTCTAGTAATGGAAGTCTTAGACATTAATACATTTTTATCTTTTAAAACAAATGAAGAAGTTAAACAACTAGATTCAAAAACAGTTAGTTATTTTAGTGAATTTATTGAATTAAATGATAGAAATAAAAGATATAAAAAGAATATTAAAAAACCAAATATTAATATTCTTAAAAATCAAAAAATTCAAAATAAAAAAGAAAATATAATTAATAAAGTAAATTTTATATTAAATAAATTATCAGAATCTAATATAGATAGTTTAGTTATTGAATTTGTTGAAAAAATTAACCAAATTGATATTGAAAATTTTGAAGAAATTCAAAAAACATTTTATCTAAAAATTATATTTGAAATTAATTTTATTAATATTTATTTACAATTTTTAAAAATATTAGGAAATATTTATAATCAAGTACAAAAATATGATCTTTCATATTTTTTATCAATTGTTGAACATAAATTTAAATTAGATTATACTAATTATAATTTAAATTTAAATCCTAAGTTTAATTTTATAAATGATTTAGATGGAGAACCAAAAAGAATAAATAATTTAATATTAATTAAAAATTTAATTGAAACTAAAATGGTATCTCCAAAATTATATGAAGAATGTGATAATGTTATAATTATTCAAGAAAAATATTTACCTGATATTTATTATTGGTTTAATTCTAAGAATAAAAAATTAACAGAAGAACAAACTGATTATATACGATTATATCTTAACAAAAATAATATTATACCAAGAGAAAAAATATTATTAGAAAATTTAATTAATAAAGTTATTGTAAAAGTAACTACTAATGAAATAAATCAAGATTTAAATAAACCTATTATTAAAAATAATTTGTTCAAAATTATTAAAACTGATACACTAAAAATTGAGTGTGATAATATTATAGAAGAATATTTATTAATTCGGTCATTAGATGATGTTGAATATTTTATAAATAATAGGTGTGTAGATGCAATATCAAAAAATAAGTTTTGTGAAAATTTATTTGATAAATATTTTATTTCAAATAAAAATATTTCTGATGAAATAATAGAATTGATAAAACAATTAGTAAAATCACAAATATTATTTAAGTCAAATTTAAGTAGAGGATTATTATTGATTTTTAATAATTGGAAAGAAAGAACAATAGATTATAATAAAGCAAATGAAAAAATGAAATATTTATTACAAATATTAAAAAATATTGGAATTACAAAAGGAATAGAATATTTAATGGAAACCTATAAAATATCATTACTATAAATTTATTTAATATCATTTTGTAAATACATAAAAATTTTACTAATACAACCACATAATTGTAATAAAGTATCAAGTCCTCCATTTACTCTAATATAACTTAAACTAATTATCTCATATATTCTTAATTTATTTTCATCATTTAATTCAACTGTATTATCCAGATTATTTTCAAATAAGTATTTCATAAATGTTAATAAAATATCATTAGGAGTATAACCTTTATTATAAAGACTTTTAACAGTATTAATTGTTTTAACATAATTTCCAGAAAAACAATCATTAATAATTTTACTAATATAATATGGTTTTGGTTTATCTATTAATTTATAAATATATTTATTAGATAATTTACCAAATGAATAATATATACATTCTAAATTATTGATTGCTTGTCTAATATCTTGATCAGATACAAATAATAATGTCTTAATACCTTCTCCTGTATATTGAATTTCTTCTTGTTTACAAATATATTCTATCTTTTGATACAAATTGATAGAACTTATTCTTGGATATTTAATAATCATACATCTAGATTGAATTGATTCAATAATTTGAGTTCCATCATTACAAATAAATACTATTCTTGTATTTTTTCTAAATTCACTAATAATATTTGATAATAAATTTTGAGCTTTTGGAGTTATTGAATCAGCCTCATCTAAAATAACTAACTTATGATCTGGATAATTTGGATCTTGATTTAATCCACTACAACTTGTTTTCTTTTTACAAAATGGGTAAATTGTATTATTTATTATTGATAATCCACGGTCATCTGATGCATTTAGTTCAAGAACATTATCGGCATATTTATCTTGATATATATGTTTTGCTAAAAATAAAATTGTTGAAGTTTTACCTGTACCAGGTTCACCTGTTATTATCATATTAGGTATTGATTTAGTTTCTAATATTTTCTCTATTTTTTGTTTAATAAATGGTTCCAAAAGAATTTCTTCAGAATTTTTTGGTCTATATTTTTCAACCCATGGAATTTTTATATTAATTGTAAATTGATTATCTTTATTAATATCTTTTGAATCTAAACAAATAGATGATGTATAAAAATTCATATAATAATTATTATTTATAATATATCTCGTCTTTAATCCCTTATCAATCTATTTTATTTTTATAAATATTTATTAAAATAAAATTATATAAAAATAATTTTAAGATCTTGTGTATCACCTAAATATATCATATAATTCTAAAGTAGATAAATATGCTAGATTACAAGTTAATCTAGTTATGAAGGTAATAGAAAAATTAACGTAATTCTATTTTTGCTACATAAAAAATAAGGCTTAAATATTTTAAAATTATTATATGTATAGAATATTAAAAAATTGAACATAATTATATATAAATTGTTATTATTTATATATAATGTACAAATTACGAGATTTTATTAATATTACTTATTTGGATTGGAATTCATTATCTAAAAATCCAAATGCAATTACCTTATTAGAAGAAAATAAAGATAAACTAAAGTGGAATAGTTTATCATCTAATCCTAATGCAATAGAATTATTACAAAATAATCAAGATAAAATTAATTGGAATAGTTTATCATCTAATCCTAATGCAATAGAATTATTACAAAATAATCAAGATAACATTAATTGGAATAGTTTATCATGTAATCCTAATGCAATAGAATTATTACAAAATAATCAAGATAACATTAATTGGAATTGGTTATCATATAATTCAAATGCAATCCATTTATTAGAAGAAAATTTGGATAAAATAAATTGGAATCTATTATCCAAAAATCCAAATGCTATAAAGTTATTAGAAGATAATCAAGATAAAATAAATTGGAGTTTTCTGTCAATGAATCTAAATGCTATAAAGTTATTAGAAGATAATCCAGATAAAATTGATTGGAATTTCCTGTCAATGAATCTAAATGCTATAGATATGTTAAAAAATAATCAAGATAAAATAAATTGGAATTTCATATCAATGAATCTAAATGCCATAGAGCTATTAGAAAATAACCTAGATAAAATAAATTGGATTAATCTATCGGAAAATACTAACGCTATACAGTTATTAGAAAATAATCAAGATAAAATAGATTGGATTTATATATCATATAATCCTAGTATATTTACTTATGATTATAATAAAATAAAACAAAAAATATTAAATATTGAGATTGAGATAGTACAAAAAGTATTTCATCCAGAAAGGTTAATGAAAATTAGTGATAAATATGGAATAGATTTTTATGACTTAGAAGATATATATTAAGATCAAATTGAAGCAAACTTTTTTTATAAATAATTAATTATTAATTATTTAATTTAAGTACAATATATTTATTAGAATAAAATTGAAACCTATAAATTATTGTATGAAAAGAAGAAAAACTACATAATAACTAAATTATAAAAAAGTAGATATAGTCAATAATCATATGATAATCTTCTAAATTAAATAATAAATAATAATAAAATGTCATATTTTTAGTTATTTATAATTTGTATAAAAATCAATAAAATTTATTAATTGATTATCTTTATGATATATAAACATAAAATCCAATAAACTATTTCTTTTATTTTTTCTCTTAATACATTGTTTTAAATTTTCTTCAGTACTTATTAATATAATTGATTGTTTTGCTCTGGATAAAGCAGTATATAATAATTTTCTATTTAACATTCTAGATTTACAAAGTATTACAATAATATGACCATATTCTTGTCCTTGTGCTTTATATACAGTAATCATATATGCAGGACTTAATTCATCAACCATATTTTCATCATATTCAACATAAACATAACCTTTATCTGCAGTTTCTCCACTACTACCATAATCAGAATTAGATATGATAGATTCATATGATTTAATAATATATTGAACAATAATTTTACTTTTAATAATTATTTTTTCATTAATAATACTTTCATTAACTATAACTATCTTAATAATAGTACCCTCATAACCATTAACTAATCCATAAGTATTATTATTTTTACAATGAATAACTGGATCACCAACACGAAAAAATTTATTATTTACGCTATATTCTTGTTTTGAATTATTTTCATCTTGTGGATTTTTAATATTTCTAATATCATCTGTCATATTTAATATTAAATTATTAGTAGTAGTTATGATTTTACATGCAGTATTATTCTTCAAATTATCAATTAATAATTCTCTTTCATTATTATCTTTTGGTTGAAACCATTTAAATTCCTCATTGCAATCATCCATTATAATGTGTTCACCTTTAATAACTTTATCTAAAATTTTAACTATATTACCTCCGTTTCTATTAACTTCTGTTAATTTAGTTACTTGAAAAATAGAAGATGAAATTAATTTATCTAAAATACAACCTAACTGAATTGATGGTAATTGTTTATTATCACCTAAAAATACAATACTACATTCTAATTTTGATTCTGTAATCACTTCTAAAAAATCATTTAATAAATGTATATCAACCATGGATGTTTCATCTATTATAAAAATAGTATGATTTTTATATTTATTTAAATATAAAAATAATTTAATATTATTTTCTGTATGTTCTTCTGTATGTTCTTCTGTATGTTCTTCTGTATGTTCTTCTGTATGTTCTTCTGTATGTTCTTCTGTATGTTCTTCTGTATGTTCTTCTGTATGTTCTTCTGTATGTTCTTCTGTATGTTCTTTTACATGTTTTTCTGCATATTTAAATTTTATATTATATGCATGTATAGTATCAAACTTCATAATTCCATTTTTTTTATCACTTAGAGTGATTTGTCTCATTCTCATTTTTGCTTTAGCAGTAGGTGCTAAAAAATACAAACAAACACTATTGTTAAAAATTTCAGTACATATATTAACAAATTGTTTTAATAATGATGTTTTTCCAGTTCCAGCTTTTCCATAAATAATAGAAACATTATTATTTAATATTTCAAAAATTCCGTGCTTTTGTTTATCATTTAGTTTAATTTTATAAGGCTTATCACTAACACTTATAGGCTCATTTATTAAATCATTAATTAAATTTATTTGTTTAGATAATTGGTATTTTTTAAAAATATTTATTTTATTATTAATATTATTTAATATTCTAGCAATATTATGCTCAATCTTATAAATTTTATTGCTATATAATAAATTTTCTATTTGAATTATCATTTTATTCTTAATTAAAATAGAAATAATTTCATTAAATTTTATTTCTGTTAAATTGTTATATAAATTTTTATTTTCTTCAAATATATCTTCAAATATATTTATATTATTAATTAAATCTTTTTTCCAAGCTTTATAACTATAATTAATATATGTATGTCCATTACTATTATTTTCTAAAGTATATAAAATTATAAGTACTGTTATTTCATCTATAGTTGCTTTGATACCAATATATATTTTAATTAGTACAAGTAAGCTAATTCCATCATAATCTTTTAAATTAATAACATTTATTGGTTTCCATTTACTAACATCAAATCCTAGGTTTAAATATAATATAATTAATTGCTTTTTAGTAAGGTGTGTTATTCCTTTTTCCTTTAATAATTCTTTAAAATGTTTAAGCATATGGTCTGTATAAGTTATTATATGTTGGCAAACTGTAATTAAATGTGTTGGTATTTTATAGTCTTCTATATTATTGATTTTTAAATAATGATCATAAACATAAAACCAAAAATATTTACCAAAATTAAAGTGTATATAATAATTATTAATATCTATATCATCAATAGATAAATCATGTAGTCTCTTAATTTGTTGGTCTTTTAATTCAGGTAAATATATAGTTACATTATTTAATCTCTTTTTATCATCATAAATAATCTTTTTAGAATCAATAGTACCTTCAATAATATCATCTGTAAATAGGGTAAATAATCCAAAATTTAGTGGATTATTATATATATTTAAATAGCCGTCGTATTTGTGGTCATCTGATAATTTAACTAAAAAATAAAAAGATTTACTATTATTAAATTTAGAGTTATGTTCTTTCATATAAATAATTTTAGTAATTTGATATTTGATGTGTTCTTGATTTTTCACCATTAAATATTAAATTATCATTTTTTAATTATATTTATTTTCAATTTTTAAAGATAAATCTAATGAAATAATATATTATTTATAAAATTAAATTAGTAAGTTTTCAAATAATTTTTAATTATATAAAAATGGAATCTATTTATATTTTAAGATTTTTCTTTATTATTAGTTTATAAAAAATTGAATAAACATTTTATTAAATAATAAACATATTGTTGTATAAAATGTTTTACACTACTACTAATGAATTTTCTATTACATTACATTTCAGAAATGATTTTATGACTTTATCATGTTGTCCAGACTATCCTATTGCTATTGAAGATAATGGAGGTAAAAAATTTGATTCAAATCCATCTAATGGTATATTTAAGTTTACTTGGGATACTGAATCAATTATATTTCAATGCGCAAAATATGGATGTGGACGAGGTGGTGAATTAACAGTATCAATCAAATCGTCACCAGAGATAATGGCATCATTAGAAGAATGTTTAGAAGAGATTCATCTTTATATTCGATAATAGATTATAAACACTTATTTTAATTCAAAAAGTATAAACCAAAAATAAATTTATTATTGGTTTATTTATGAAAATTTAGATAATAAACTAATATTATAATTTTTTAAATTGTAAATATATTAAATAAAACCGATTGATTTTATTTAATATTTTATTAGAGCTAATTCTAATACTTCTTTAATATGACTTACTGGTATTACTTGAAAAGTTTCATCTTCTGGACTAAGTCCTTCTCTTCGTATATTTTCTAAATCGTCAATATTATCAACTGGAATTAGTGCAATATTACAACCAGCTTTTTTACCTCCATATAATTTAGATTCTAATCCACCAATTATACCAGCATATCCACGTAAATCTATTTCACCAGTTAAACATAAATTATTTTTAACTGGTATATTAGATAATTTAGAATAAAAAGCTAAAGTTATAGCTAATCCTGCAGACGGGCCATCTTTTGGTGTTGCTCCATCTGGGAAATGAATATGTAAACCAAAACACTTTTTATTATTAGCATCATTAATAATTTGTTCTTGTCTATCTCTAGGTAATAAAGCGAAAGCAATTTTTAATGAATATTCTATAGATTCTTTCATAATATCACCAGTTTTACCAGTAATATTTAATTCAAGCATTTTATTTGAGGGAAATATTAAAACTTGAACTGGTGTTAATCCTCCAATACCTGATGATGTAGCATATAAACCATTTACAAGACCTATTTCTGGAGTATTATGTATTTTTGTAACTCTAACTTTTGGTTTATTTTCAAATAATATTTTAATATATTCTTCTGTAATTGTAAATGGTATTTTATATTTATCTGAATGAAATCTATTTAAATTTATATCTCTTATAATTTCTACAACTTTTTCTTTTATTTTACGAACACCTGCTTCATTTGTATAAGTTTCAATTAAATATTTAATTATTGAATCATTTAGTATTATTTCTTCTTTATTAAAACCAACTTCTTTACATATTTCTGGAAACATATAATTACGAATAATTGTTATTTTTTCCTTTAAATTTAAAGGATGAGTTTCAATTATTGTGATTCTATCTTTTAATATTGGATCTATTAAATCTGGATCATTAAATGAAAATACTATTAAAGCTTTTGATAAATCTAATTTTATACCTGCAAAAAATTTATCTTCAAATTCATCATTTTGTGTTAGATCAGTTAAATGAGTTAAAATACTTATTATTTCTCTTCCATGATCAGTATGAGAAACCTTATCTAATTCATCTATAAATATAATTGGGTTCATACATTTAGAAGTCATTAATATATCAGCGATTCTACCCCAAGTAGAACCAACATATGTAAAATTATGACCTACTAATGTGGATCCATTAACAGATCCTCCAATAGGTAAAAATACAAAAGGTCTTGGTGTGGAATTTTTATTTTTTAAACATTTAGATAATCCATTTTTAATTAGTGAAGTTTTACCAGTACCAGGAGGTCCTTGTAAACCTAAAATAGCACCTTTTGTTTCTCCATTTATCCATTGAGCAAATACTCTTTCAAGTTGAGTTTTTGCCTCTTTATGTCCATAAACAGCTGAATCTAATATATTACGAACTTCTATTAAATAATTTCTTTTATCTATTTTATAATTATTCCATTCTTCAATCATTATATTTATTGGATCTGTTATTTTTAATTTATTTATATATATATCAATATCTGAATCAGAATATAATTTTAATTGAGGCACTAATTTATTTATTTTTTTAATAAACAAATTTTTAAAATTAATTATTTCATTTTGACTATAATTTCCAAATGGTAATTTTAAAAACCCATCTAACCATGACTGTGCTTTAGAATCTCCTTGAAAATTAGATTTTATTAATTTTAATTTTTCCATAGCTTTAGCTTTATCATCATTAGTTGTTTTTAATAATGCAATTCTACGTTCATACGGGATATCACTTTCAGATATTTTACTTAATTCTAATTCTTCTTTTTCTACTTTATTTTTTGATATATCTAATAATTCTCTTATTGAATAATGTAATGATTGATATACTTCTGTACTTGTATCTTTTTTATCTTTGGTTTTAAATATATCAAATAATACAAATGCTAGTTTTTGATCATCTTCATTTGACATTAATAATAAAGTTAATATATCAATTTTACGATATTTACTTGCAAATAAAAATTCATTAATTAAAGATAATAAAGGTTTACTTTGAATACTTTTATAATCATTATATTTAATTTTAATAATTTCTACTAGTTCTAAATTGTCATACACTATAATATTACGTAAACTTAAAATATTTAAAAAATTATCTTTAAAATATTTTGGAACCATTAAATTTTCATCAAATATTAATAATTTATGTAAATTTAATTTATCTTTTACAAATTTTATTCCTAAAGAAATATTCAATAAATCATCTTTAAACAATCCTTGTATTACAATAATTCTTTGCATTATTTTAATATAAATACATGTACCTATTTTATCTTCAATTAAAGTTGATGATTTTGTATTTTTTATTATTTTAATATTTTCAGAACCCATTATATTATTACATTCAATTATATTATAATGATTTAATCTATTATTTGTTAATTCTATTTCAATTATTTCATTTATAAATGATGGTATTGAATCATCTATATTTATTTTTAAATTATTAGAGTTTCTATGTATAGGAATATTTTCTAATAGACTATCAATTATATCTTTAGTAACTGTTAAAGTTTTATTTTGATTATTTGATAAATAAGAAATTTCTGATATATGAAATTTAGAATCCCATAATGAGATTGGTTTAATAAATCTAATTATAAACATTATTTTTTCAATATCTGATTTATTAAATGTATCTATCCAGTTATCTCCTAATAATAACTTAAATATGTAATTAAAATTTTCTGAACAAATATGATTAGAAAATTTAATTAATAAATCATTATTATCTTTGTATTTTTGTGTATATGTATTTAGTGACTCTGTTTTTAAATATTTGAAAGATATGATATTTGGATATTTATCAATTTCATTTTTAATAATTTTTAACTCTTCTAAAATATTCATAAATAGTGAATCTGTATTTTGATATAATTTTAAATTATTAAGTGTTGATAAATTATTAATCATACTTGTTAAATAATCTCGTTGAAATGATATAAAATAATTTAATAAATTTATTTCTGATTTAAGAGTTTTATATTTCCTTTGAATTTTCATAATAGCATTAGTAAAATCATTTTTATTATTCATATAATAATTTAGGCAAGATTATAATTTTAAATACTTAAATTATATTAAATAAAATAATCTAAATAGATCACTCAACCAATTTATTAATATTATCTTCTGTTATCATTATACCTTCTCCAACAATACGAAGAATTTTTTCAATACTTTTACAAATAATAATATGTTGATTATTATTAATACATGTTGGTCTTGCTAATTCAAATTTAAATTTAGATCCTCTAATATTTTGTAATTTGGCATCAACCATTTTAGTTCCAATTTGTAACATAACTTGATCAATATTTGGATTTGGATTCCAATTAAAATCAAAGGTTGTTACAATTTGAACATCTATTATAATTTCAATATAAATACTAGGTAAAGTTCCAATTAGTCCAGTAATATTTCCAGCAAGAGCATCATTTTTTGCATAATATGGATCTAAATCTGTTCTTATACCCATTAAACCGCCTGGAATAATTTTTTGAATACTATTTTCATCTGATTGTATTGATAATATTTCAGTTTTAATAGGTTGACAAATAAATTTACCTTGTACTTTTGAAACTTGTCCTGGTCTAATCTCTATTTTATCACCTACCTGTAAAGTTCCTGACATTAAAGATCCTCCCATAATACCACCAACTATATTATCCCAATTTGTCCCTGGTTTATTAATATCAAATGTACGACTAATAAGAAAAGTAGGTGGATTATTAATTCTTTCAATATATTCATTAGGATTAAATAGAATCATAATTGCTTTTAATAAATTTTTTAATCCTATTTTTTTATTAAAACATGTTGGAATAATAGCAAATGGTTTAATATCATATTTTTCTAACATTTCATCTAATTCTTGTTTTATTTCAAAAAGAATTTCTTTAGGAACCAAATCAATTTTATTCATACATATAATTATTTTATTTAATTTCCCAAGTTTAGCTGCTGCAAGATGTTGAATTAATTGAGGTTTTCTAATAAGGGGTTGATCAACTGCTACTATAATAATTGCACCATCCATTAATTTAATAGCTGAAAGCATTGTTTGAATTAATTCTTGATGTCCTGGACAGTCAACAAAACTAATATGATTAATTTGATATAAATTTTCTCCACTTTCTGTTATATAATTATTACATTTTGAATTTGTTGTATATAATTCATTTCCATTAGTCCATATTTTCATATTACCATATCCTTGTTTTATTGTTATATTACGTTTCTGTTCATTAGAATGACGTTGTGTTTTTATTCCTGTTAAACATTCTACTAAGGTAGACTTACCATCAGATACACTACCTAAACAACCTAAATTAATAATTGGTTGATTTTCAATTATTTCAATCAATTTATTATTTGGCATATCATAATTTCTGTTTGTTTCCATTATAATTATTTCTATAATATAATATTATAAAAAAATCAATTTTTATATAAAGTTTTTGTCTTATTGCTTGTTTAAAAATAAACGCATATTATATTTTAACTATAAAACAATTTATTAATTTTATGAGTAAAAATCTGGTGATTAATAATGACGAAAAAAAACTTATACTTATTAGATCAATATAATGATGAAAATGAAGTTGTTGAATGGCTAAATAATAATAGTGATTGTTGTTTAGAATGTTTATGTGATGATAATACTAAATGTTCAAATTGTAGTAGTAGTGATGATAATAATAATAATAATAATAATGGTTTTATTAATAATAATAATAATAATAATAATAATAATGGTTTTATTAATTTAGTAAATTATGATATTAATATAATTAAAAATAAAAAAGATAAACAAGTTAGAATAACTTTACAATTAAAAATAATATTGGATAATAAAAAAACAAAAGTAATTACTATTAATTTAGATATTAATAGTAACACTTATTTAAAATTTGCTGAAAAATTGTCTAATTAATAAAAACAAAAATAATTATTATTAATATTGATATTAATAATAATTTCTTTTTACAGAAGAATAATAAAAAAACAAAAATAATTACTAATTTAATCATTAGTAATTTCTTTTTGAGGAGGAATATCAGTAGGCATAATATTTGGATATAATTTATTTGTAAGAATAGCACCTAATTTAATATGTACTCTATTACAATAACTTGTGATAAGTCTAAATTCAGCTAAAGTTTGATTTTTATATTCAATATTTACCCAATTAAACATTAATTTTCTCATTCTTAAAAATGCAACAAATGTTTCTGTTGGTAATAATTTAATATAATGATATATATCAGTTATTTTAAGATGAGAATTTTTAATATCTTCAATAGTAACATTTTCTTTATTTAAAATACTTCCTTTCTTTTTATAATAAATACCTCGGATAGTAAACATTAAATCTTTATATTCTTTAGGAAGAAGATTATATAATGCTGTATTTTGATGATGACCTGTTTTGATAGACCATAAATTTTTAAATAATTCAAATAATTCAGATGTACACGCTTTAAATACAGCATCAATAACTCCAATAGTATCATATGATTCTTGTGGATTAAGCGGATTAGTGATTTTTTTAATATTTTCGGTAGTTGTTGAATTTTGTTCAAAATAATTTACTAATTTATTATTTTGATATAAATATACAAGACCTTTGAATATGTTTTTATCATTACCTAAAACTTGAGTAAATTGATAATTTATAGTCTGAAATTTAATTAAATGATATTTATTCATTGAATTATTCCAAACACGAATTACAATTCCTTCTAATTCTGGTATTTCATCATATTTAATTGTTTTATTTAAATTTGCAAAAAGTTCATAAGATTCAAATTTTTGAGGAATAAAAATAATACCAGAATTATCATACTTTGCAAAATCAACATTATTTTCATAAATATTTATTTCATTCATATCATTATCTCTTATAGTTGTTAAACATAATCTTTTATAATCAGGTCCAAATTCATTTGTATAATCAATAATATGTTTATTTAGATGATGAATAAGAACAAAATAATATGACTGTTCTGGGTTTAGTCTTAAACTAAATTCATGAAAAGAATTAAATCCAGCTGTTTGAAGGACTTCTTCAAACATTTCATAATGTGATTTTGGATTTTGTTTTTCAACTGGATTAAATACTGAATCTTGACTATCTAAACATCTTCTAGTACTGACATACCATTTTTCATTATGATTAAAAATAGATAAATATGTTCCTTCATAACATAGGTTAATTAGTTGTTGTTCAGTAGAATTAGTAATTAAATATTCCATTCCATCTTTATTGATACGAGGAGTTTCACAACTATATGATTTAATTTTTAATGTTGAACGATCAATAACTAAACTACGACATTCTCGTTCAAGTTCATTTGCAATTGGTGATTCATATTTATGATATAATAATATTAATCCATTATCAGTATAATCTTTAGTTAAAATTCCGTAATTAAATAATTTTTTACGAAAGTCCTCAAAATCATCTTTAAGAGATTCTAATATTGGTGTAATTAAAAATTGGGGAGCACTCATTATATCCATTATGTAATAATTCTTTAAATTAAAATGAGTAAAAATCAATTTTTAATTTAAAATAGTTTAAATTAATTAATTATATATTTACATTCAGTTGGGGGAAATCCATTAAAATTTGAACTAGCTGCTATTGTATAGGCACCCATATTTTCAACATAAATTACTTCTCCTATAGATAAATCTGGTAATTTACAATTTATTGTAATTCTATCCATAGAATCACATGTAGGTCCATAAATAGTACAATCATATTGTTTTTCAGTTCTTTCATTAAAAGGTAATAATGTTAAGGTTGCATGATCAAAAATAGTATTATTAAATGATCCGTAAACACTTTCCGATAAATAATAAATAATATATTTAGAATTATTATCATCCACATTTTTAACAATCTTTTTATTAATAACAGAAGTTATTAAAGTATATGCTGAAGTAACAAAATATCTACCAGGTTCTGCTATAAATTTAATATTAATATCACTAAAAAATTCAGTAATACTTGAATTAATTATTTGAGCCATATTATTAAATTTTTCATCATCATCTCCTGGAAAACCACCACCTATATCAATTATTTCAAATTTAAATCCTTTAGTTTCTGCTAAATCATATACTTTTTTACAATCATGTAGTGCTGTTCTAAAAACATTTTCATCTTCACAACCAGACCCAACATGAAAACTAACACCTATAATATCAAGTTCCATATATTTACACATTTGGAGTAAGTCTTCAACTTGTTCTAAACTAACACCAAATTTACAATTAAACTTACATCTTGATTTTGAATCATCTGTTTGAATTCTAATTATTAATTTAGCACTTGGATGATATAATTTTATTTTATATAATTCATGTGAAGAATCAAAAGTCATTAAATCAACATCATTTGCTCGTGCATATTTAATTTGTTCTACCATTTTACATGGATTAGCATAAATTATTTTATTAGGTGAAATACCTGCTCCAATAACTTTTGATATTTCATTTTTACTAGCACAATCATAATTCATATTCATTGATGACATTAATTTTATAATTACATCATCTGGATTACATTTAATTGCATAAAATGGTTCTATTTTTGGTAATTTCTCTCTCCACTGGTTTATTTTTTTTATTATTTCTGATAAATTAACTATAAAAAATGGTTGATCACTTTGATGTTTTTCTAAGAAATGATTAATAATATCTAACATATCTTCTTTATTTAAAATTTCTATTTTTTTAGAACTTATTAAAGAAGATAATTCTGGTATTATTTCTGAAGTAGTATATTTTTCCATATTTATTTATAGATTAACTTTATTTTAAATAATTTTTATTTTCTTCTCATTTTCATTAATATTGCTAATTTATTATCCTGATTAGTTCTTTGTTTAACCATTTCATTAGTTGCTTGTTGAGTTGTTTTATTTATATTTGATTCATAAAACTTTTTTGATAAATTATCTTCAGTTATTTCTAAATTTAAAGATTCTATATTAATTGCTTTCTCATCTTCTGGAATATTTGGATTAGGCGGTAATTGATTTATATATTCAATATTATTTGTTGGATTATTAAAATATTTTAAATTTAATAAATATTCAAATGCTTTCTTCCCTTTCATTGGTTGATTTAATTCAGTATCAATAATATAAGGAACAATATCTATTTCTTTAGGCGCTTCAATATTATCAATATTGACTAATTTAAATATATTTTTTATATTATTTTTATCAAGATACGCTATTAGTTTTTTTGAGTATTCACATTGTTCTGAATAAAATATTATTTTCATGATATTAATTTAATTAATAAATGATTTTTTATATAAAAAAAAATGAAAAATAATATTATAAGGTTTTATTTATATATATATATAATGCTTAAAATTACGAATATCAATCTTAAAGTCCTTAATAATGATACAGAATTAGGTAATTCTAGAATGGAATTTAAATTATCTAGTGCTAATATGGATTATGTTATTATTAATACTATTAGAAGGACTATTATGTCGGATATACCAATTTATGCCTTTGGAGATTTCGCATTTGAAAAAAATACTTCTATATTTCATAATAATTATTTAAAATTAAGACTAAAACATATGCCTGTATGGGCTATTGAAAATGATATTGAATACTTAGATACTTCTAAACAAACTAATAAACCCTCAAATGAAATGGATAATATTATGGAAGCTAATGAAGATGCTGACGATGTTCAATTAGAAGCTGAAAAAAATTTAAACTCTTCTACACTTAAACAACTAACTATGTATGTTAATACAAAAAATAAATCTAATGAAATTATTACTGTTACTACTAATAATGTTAAATTTTATTATAATCAAATACAAATTCCTACACCCTATAAATTCCAAATACCTATTATTAAATTACAACCAGGTCAAGAAATCGCATTCAGTGCGATTTCTAAAATTGGTACAGAACAAGAAGATACTATGTATTCTGCTGTAAGTATTTGTACTTATAAACAAGTTAACCCTAATGAGTTTGATTTTATAATTGAATCAAGAGGACAAATAAACGAGAAAAGAATTATACAGGTTGCTCTTATTAATATTGAAAAAAAATTACGTAATTTTTTAAAATTATTTGATGAAAAAAAATCAGATAATAATTTTAAAATTGATAATAATAGTATAACTGGTGAAATTATTGTTAATAATGAAGATCATACACTTGGTAATTTAATTAGTAGAGGTATGCAACAACATAATAAAATTGAGTTTGCAGGTTATAATTTACCTCATCCTCTTATTAAAAAAGTTAATTTTCATTATAAACTTATGAATGATTCTAATATTAGAGATATTATTAATGATGTGGTTGAATATTATTCTGATATTTTCGCTCAAATTAAAAAACTAATTGATGACAAATTATAATTCTATATCAGAATCATCTTTTTTTTTATTTTCTTTAGAAATATATATTTCTATTATATCAGAATCATCTTTCTTTTTATTTTCTTTAGAAATATATAATTCTATATCAGATTCATTATCATCAATGTTTTGAAATCTTTTTGGTACTTCAATAAAATTTATAAACTTTCTCATATTAGTATTTTCATTTGAATCTGAAAATTTATAATTTATATTTATGAATAACTTTTTATCTCCTTTCATTGGAATCATAAAATTAGGTATGGTACCCTCGTATGAAGTTATTAAACCTTTATAATGATATCCCTCATCACCATAAATTTCAATATCAAAACCTAAAGGTTTCTCTTTCATTTGTTCATTATTATTTATACTACATATAATTGTTGGAATATTTAATGCTAAAAAATTATGAGTTACTTTTATTTTTTTATTTTTTCTAACCATATTTTTATCTATATATTCATGTTCTTCGGTTAATGTTCTTTGAGTAAAAAAATAATCTATATTTTGAAATGTTTTTTTTTGAAACTTTAAAGTATTAAATGCTTCTCCTAAATCTGCCATAATATTATTTAATGAAATTTTTCCTTAAATAATAATAATTTTTTATCTTAAATTAATTATTTTCCTGTCCATCTATGTTCAATTATATCATTAATCATTATATGACAATATCCATTTATAAAATCTTTTATTTTTACCGTCTTTATGTCAGAATAAATATCATCTGAATGAACAAACATTCCCTCTATTTGAGAATCTATATTTAATCTTCTTATAATACTGGTGCAACCCATACCTTCATGTACTTCTATATATGATGGATATTCTTGTAAATAACTTTTTAGTTCATTTATATTATAATTTTGATTTATTAAAAATGATTCATCTCTAATATCATCAAATACATCAATATCTTTTTTATTTAATAATAAAAAACAATTATAACACATACATACATGTCCACAATTAGGTAAGAAAACTTCAACATTATTTGATAAACAAATACAACAAATATCAGATAATCCATAGATTTTTTGTTGATTTATTTGTAATGTATTTATTTTTTTACAAATTGGACAAGTTGTTTCAATACTTTGTAATTTTGGTTGATTTTGTGGACAAGTTGATACACTATGTAATCTACTATTACATTCTAAACAATGATGTGCTTCACTTGTATGATATTTTGATGTTTTACAACCACCAAATTTACACTGTTCCTCAATTGGTAAATATTCATTAAGATAACTATTAAGTCTAATAAATAGTCTTGGATCCATACATTCTATTAAACCATGTCCATAATTATTACAACTTCCACATTTATGTCCAGATGTTGTATGAAAAGATGGAAATCTGCACTTGATAACTTTACAATATTTTTGATTTTTATTCATTATAAATATAATGAATAAAAACAAATGTATTATTTTTTCATTTTTTATTAATTCCAAATATGGGTAATAATTTTATTAATTCCAAATTTGAGTAATAATTTTATTAATTCCAAATTTGGGTAATAATTTTATTAATTCCAAATTTGGGTAATAATTTTATTAATTCCAAATATGGGTAATAATTTTATTAATTCCAAATTTGAGTAATAATTTTATTAATTCCAAATTTGGGTAATAGATTTGGATGATATTTTTTTATTAAATTTTTCTTTAATTTTAATTCGTGCTAATTTTTCATCATTATTAACTTTTATTTTAATTGATTTAATATATTCTATTAATTCATTTGAATATTTAGACTTTTTATTAATATCTTTATTTATTTGATAATCTAATTTTTTTCCACTTGATGTATCTAACCATCCATTTATTATTATTTCATTTCTATCAACTTTATCATGACAAATTGTACATAATACAACTAAATTAGAAGAAGTATTTTTCTGTAAATAAAATTTTTGATTATTGAAACCTCTATCATCAAAATCTTTTTGCCAAATAATATGATGACTTTCTAAATTATTTTTTGATTTACAAATTTCACACTCTATTATAATAACATCAGAATTATATTTTGATTTTTTTTCATTATTTATATTATCATATTCTTTGAGTATTTCTGTTGTTCTTTCATTAAAATGTTGATCTTTCATTAAATATTTAGCAACTTGAAGACCATAAAAAGTATCGCCTTGACCATTAGATAAATGTCTATCATAAATTAATAAATCATTTACAGAATCATATGTTATTTTTAAATGTTTAGCTTTTACTTTGTCTAATTTCTTTACAGATTCTAAGTTTGCTATTTTATGTAGATGAGTTGCTGTAATAAAACTAGCATTTGAATTAGCTAACATTTCTAACATATAACATACTATAATATTTGCACTTTTCTCTTCGGTACCTTTACAAATTTCATCACCTATAATTAAAGTATTTGAATCATTTCTTTTAAGAATAGCCATAAGTTCCATCATCTCAACCATAAATGAACTTAATCCTTTAAAAATATTATCATTACCACAAATTCTAGTAAATAATGATGAATATGGACTAAATTCAAATTTTGATGAAGCAGTATAATATCCTATTTGTGCTAAAATTATATTTAAACCAATTGATTTCATTAATGTTGATTTACCAGATGAATTTATTCCATATAATAAAATACCAATTTGATCAGTTTCAAAACCTAATTCTATATCATATGGAACATATTGGGTTTCAGTACTTATTTTTTCAACTATTGGATGTCTTAATTCTTTAGTCTTAATAAAACTAGCTGATTTTTGGATAATATTTGGTTTACTATAATGATTTGAATAAGCACATAATGCACCACTATTAATAAAATCAATATATGCTATTTTATTTGACCAATCATGTAATAATTCTCCAAATGTTTCATTAAATATTTTCATATCTTTCTTAAATTCTTCTTTTAATTTTTTACACATATTAATCTTATAATTTACTAATTTATAAGATAACTCTTTTATTTTTTTACAATTTATTTTTGTATTTGATGACTTTGGTAATTCATTAAATTCAAGATCACTTGTATCTAATTCAAATGTTCCTACTTTTATCTTTTTAACAGATTCTAATCTTTTTTTTAATATTTCACATCTTCTATTTGTTATTAATAAATAATGTCCATCACGATCATTATACTTTAATGTTATTAATGTTTTAGTTACTGTATCTTCTGTTACAGTTTGTTTTTTAAAAAATATTTTATCATCAATATATACTTCTAATGCTTTAACTAAATAAGTCATAAAATTTTGGGTAGAATCTATTAAATCTTGTAACTCATCAATTTCTGTATTAACTGTTTTTTGATAAAATGAATTATCTGTATCTGTAAAATTATTAAAATTAAGTCCATTAATTTTTTCTAAAATAAACTTATTTTTAATCCATGATTTAATTTCAACAGTTGATTTAATTATTTTTTCATCAATATTAAATATATCCATTAAATTATTATTATTTAAATATCCTATTAATTTTATTATTTGATAGGTTGATAAATAAATTTGGTAAACTTCAAATGGATTTATAATTCCAATTTCTAATTTTCGGATTAATTTATCTAAATCATAAATATCTTCAAGAAAATCTGTTAATTTAAATTGATGTTCATTTTCTAATAGTTTTTCTATTGTATCATATCTTTTATTTAAACTTACAGAATCAATAATTGGCATAACTAATTGATTATTTAAATATCTTTTACCAATTGATGTTTTTGTATAATTTATAATATTAAATAAACTTGTATCATTTACATTTTTAGTTATAACATCAAGTTGTTCTAATGCACGATTACCTAAATATAAATATTTATTTGATGAAAATATTATAGGAACTCTTAATTGTTCTAATAATCTAGGTTGATGTGCAATTACATAATCTAATAATAATACTAAACTTAATCTACCCCAATTTAAAAATTGTAAACCTAATAAATCAATTATATCAATATTTGATTCTATTTTATAAACTTTTTCAAAAATTGTTTTTTGCCAAATTATTTTCTTATGTTGATTTATTTTAATTGAATAAGTTTTTTCTGGGAAAATAGAAAGATAATTTAATATCTCGTCTATTCTCATATTTGCTATTAAATCATCTTTTGTTAAATTATTTTCTAAAATTATTTCTCTTGGTGGATAATTCTCCATAAATCTTAAAGCATCATCTAATCCTAATAATATATCATTCGGTTTTGAATATGTTTCATATACAGACCCTTCTCCTGTTGTTAAATCATATGCTGATAAACCTATACATAATTGATAACTATTTGTTTTATTTTCTTTTATTTTATCAAGAACAATTGATACTAAATAAGTTGATTTATTAGATTTTTTTTCAATGTGAGTTGCAGGTGAATAAATCCCTGTAACTTGTCTTTTTGGATTGGGTGGTTCTGTAACTTGATCTATTAGAACTACTGTATAATTTAAATCAATTAATTTATCTATAAAATTATGTGTCACAAATATGGGAAAACCCATCATTCTTGGATTTGTTTTTGATAATGGAATATTTCCATTTTTTCTAGTACAACAAACATCTAATTGTTGCGATAAATTAACTAAATCAATACCATCATGATCGGTACAATAAGCTTCATGAAAAGAACCTACTTGCATTAAAATAATTGTACGACCATTTCCATATAAATTGGAATAATAAGTATGAATTTCAAAATACTCTTTTACTAATATTTCTTTTGGATATTCCATAAAATCTATAAGAGTAAACAAATATTTGTTTAAATATATTTTTACGGTTCGTATAATATTTTAGATTGTATTTGAAAATCTAAATTTAACCAAATCATAAAAATATAATCGCAACTATTTTTTATTATAATATCATTTATTATAAGATTTGTAGGTTTTTGATTTATATATTCATATGTTCTAATTATATTTTGTAAATTATTATCTATTACTAATATTTGTATATTATTTTGGTCATAAATATCAATAATAAAACTTCCATAATGAACCAAATCTATTGCTTTTTCTAAATTATCAAAATAAAAACCATTATTATTTTTAAATAATCCAAATCTATTTGATTGTTTATATTTGTGTTTACCTGTTAAATAATTCATTAAATGATAATATAATATTTTTTAATGTTATATTTTCATTTTTTATTATAAATCTAAAGATTTTAGATTTGATTTATATTATGTTTTATAAATCTAAAGATTTTAGATTTGATTTATATTATGTTTTATAAATCTAAAGATTTTAGATTTGATTTATATTATGTTTTATAAATCTAAAGATTTTAGATTTGATTTATACCATGTTTTATAAATTATGTTTCTTTTATTATATGATATTAAATTCATTTTATTCATGATTTCTTTTACAATTTTATTATTAAAATGATAATTTTTTATTGTTTTTAGATTTAATATATTATCTTCAATTTGTTTTCTTTTTATTTTATTAAATTTTTTTGTGTTAGCATTATATAAGATTTCCATTTTTTCTATTGTTGTTGTTAATATCTTATCAAAAAAATATTTCTTCCTATCTTTATCAATTGTATCAGTTTCATCATTATAATAAGATAAGTATTTACTTTCTAAAGAACTTGAACAATAGTTATGGTTTTGTGGTAATCTTTCATTAAAATTTAATACTTCAATAAATGTTATTATTCCTTCTAATTCTTTATTAAATATCATAGTAATTTCTCTATCATTTAATTCTGTTATATTTTCACTACCAATATTATTTATTATTTTATTTTTTATTATAATAGTATTATTTATGATTTTATTAGATTGATTTTTAATTAATTCTTTTTTTAATTTATTAATTTTATTTGTTAACTTAATTTCTATTTGTTTAATTTCATCAACTTTTAATTTACATATTTTTTGATGTTTATATTTACTATTTTTATTTGAATAAGATTTTTTACAATAAATGCATGAATAAATTTTACTTTTTATCTTGATATTGGAGGGAGACTTTGGGAGACCACTAGGGAGACTTTGGGAGACCGGGTTTATATGAAATTTATGGTTGTGTTTCCATAAACCATTTCTAGTTTTATATATAAAATTACAATCATTACATATATATACATCATTAAAAATGTTTCCATTTAGTTCCATTTAAATATTACGAAATCTTTACCTTAAATGATTTCAAAAAATGGAACTTATTCATACCAAAATATACACACTTTTTTTTTTTATTATAGACTAAAATATAAAATATTTAAATAAGTATTTAATAAAACAATTATGAATTATAATGAATGTAGTTTAAATTATCACTCTCAACTTGCCTATATTGAAGATAGTTGTATTAGTATAGATGATTATGATAATAAATATAATGGAAAAGAGATAAAATGTATAAATGGTCATTTATTAATATTTGCAAAAGGAGAAATTAATAAACCATATTTTAGACATAAGAATAATAATGATATTGGATTTCATATGACTAAATGGCATTATGAGTGGCAAGAAAAGTTTCCTATTACAGAAATAAGTTTTCCAAGAATTAATGATAATCAAATAAAAGATCGTCGTGCAGATGTAGTAATTAAAGAGCATAATATTGTTGTGGAATTTCAACATTCTAAAATTGATATAAATGAAGTAAATAACAGAAAAAAAGATTATGAATTAAATAATCATAGAATTATCTGGATAATTGATGGAAATAAAACTGTTAGTGTAAAGAAATTAGATTATTGTAATAGATCATTTTTAGAATTTATTTTAGAAAATTGGAAATATAAAAGTTTTATAAATTATGATTATATTTTTATAGATATAAATAATTTAATTTATAAAATATCACCTAAAAATGTTAAAAGTGAGATGATTGATGTAGAACAACCATTTAATAAAGATGATTTTATTAATTATTTAAATCATAATAATATACAAATAAATAATTATGAACTTCCATTACAATGTAAGTTATATATTAAACAACAAGGTGCAGGTAATGGTAAAACATTTGGATTAATCCAAATGTTAGAATCTCCAGAATTTGAACACTATAAATATTTTATAATTGTAACTAAACAACATTCTGCAAAATATATTATTTTTACTGAATTTAAAAATCAAATTAACGAAGGTCTTCTTAAAAATATAGTAATTAATAGAGAAGAAGAAATCACTAAAAAATATAAAATATCTTTTACTAATAAGAAAACAAATAAAGAATGTCAATTAGTAGTAGGAACAATAGATTCATTAATGTATGCTATTGGTAATAAAAATCATACAGAATTAAAAATGTTTGAGGGATTAGTTAATTCTATTATTGATGATTATACTGAAACTAATTATATTACAACAATTAATTATAGTGGAATAAATATTAAACTAAATAAAGAAATTTGTTTAATTTGTGATGAAACACAAGATTTATCAATTGATTATGGAAAAGCTATTATTCAAATTATGAGAAACAAATATATAGATTCCTATATTGTTGGAGATAAATTACAAAGTTTAGTTAATAAAGATAATGCTTTTACATATATGCTAGATAATGAGTTTTCTTATATTAATAAAACAATATTTGTTTTTTCAAATATTTGTAGAAGATTTTATAACAAACAATTAATAGATTTAGTTAATAATATTATTCAATTTGAAAAATATTATTTACCACAAATACTTCCTTATAAAGAAGAAGAAAAAGAAGAAGATAATTTAGTTACATTTTTTCAAGGGAAAAATATTTATGCAGATGAAAAACAAAATAATATGATAAATGAAGAGGTAGACCAAATAATAAATTTTTATATAAAAGAAGTAGAATTAAATAATTATAATCCAAATGATTTTTTATTTATCACACCATTTACTTCTAAAAATCCTCTAGTAAATGCTATAGAAACAGCCATTAATATATATTGGAATAATAAAAATAATAATGATAAATTTACACGATATGCTATTTTTCATAAATCAGAACAAGGATCGTCAATTGATTTATCAGAATCTAAAGATGCCACAAGATTAGTATCTATTCATACATCAAAAGGAGATGGTAGAACTATTGTATTTGTAATAGGTGTTGATGAAAAAAGTTTAGTAAAATTTAGTGGTGAAAGTAATAATTTAGTTTATAATTCACTATTACATGTAGCATTAACAAGAATGAAGAAAAAAATATATTTTAGATATATTAAAAATAATGATGATATTTATAGACGAATAATAAAATTTAATATTGATAATGAAAATTTTATAGATGATGCATTTACTTTACCTTGTTCTAATATACAATACCAAAGTTTAATAAATTCTACTAAAACAAATGATGATTTTAGTATTTTTAAAGAAATTATTTTTGATAAAACTGATATATTGAATTCATTATCTAATAGTTTTGAAAAAAATGAGAAAAAGGTTGTTGATATGAGTCATCATAATATTAGATATGCTTCTATGTTTATATATTTATTAATTAAGATAATTCAAAAAGAAAAAACAAATAAATCTAATGTGAAAAAACAAATTAAAGCTATATTTATTGAAGTCAAAGATTCAAAATTATCTCAAACTGATAAATGGAATGATTATTATTATGAAATTAGAAATAATCATAATAATTTAGGTTTTGAAAAAAAGATATGTATACTTAAATTTTCTAATAATGGACGAGACTATAAAAAATATTATAAAATAATATGTAAATTTATGAAAAAAATTCAATTAAATATTGATAATATAATTAATAATCATACAAAATTACTATGTCCATTAGAATGTATTATTTTTTATCATATGTTACAAATTTGTAGACAAGGAATTTATTGTGATATAACAATAAATGATATATATAATATTATTGATATATATTCAAAGTCTTTTAAGAGTACTCTTAAAGGACATGAAAATTGTTTATGTAAAAAATATTTTTCAAAAGATTTATATAGTGAAAATAATAATAATATTCTTGTTATGGAAAAATATTTAATTAATCATTATGAAAAAATTAATATTATTGATAAAATATATGATACTTTTTTGGAAAAAAATCCAACAATTAATTGGTTAGTACATCATTATGTTAAATTTAATGGTTGTAATGATGATTTTGTTATTTATAATAATTTTCAATTAATTGGATATGATGATACTAAAGTGTATATTATTTATATAAAACCACAATTTAATAAACTCAATTGTAATGAAATATTATTAGATAGTATATTTGATACAAATTTAATTAACACATTTTCAAACAGTATAATTGATGATAGTAGTTCTAAAAATTATAAAAAATTTAAAAATAAAAAAATAATTACATGTTTATTTACTCTTGATACAGAAAATTATTATTCTTTTAATTGGAATGATTTAATATATGAAAATAATAAAATATTTAATCAGAAAATAAAAGAAAAAATATTTAATAAGTATAAAATAGAATGTAAATATTTATATTACTTTTATACTTATTATCTTAATGAATTAAATGATAAAAGTCCTGAAATTATTATTAAAATAATATCAAATAAAATAAAAGAAAAAATGAAAACAACTCAAAATAAAGCAGTGCCCAAATTTATAGAAAAGTTATTTGATGAAATTAATGGAAATATTAGAAAATGTAAAACTGATAAAAATGATGTATTATATTTTTATGCAGATAAAAATAACTTTAATAATCAATTAAATGATTTAATTGAATCATCAATTGATATGTTTTTAGATAATTAAAATAAATGTTTATTCCAAAATTTCAGTACAATTAATAAATTCTTCACTATAATCACTAATATTATCTTCATTTCCAAACCAAATATTAATTACTTTATTAAATTTATTAAGTACACCATCTTTATCATATCCTATATTTTGTAATATTCCATAGGTTGTTTTAATAGGAGACAATAACACTTTATTATTATTTTTTAATAATAAAGTACATCTTTTACTCTTAGTTTTAATAGCAACGTGTTGTATTAATATTTTTATACATTTGCCTTGCGGAATTTGAAATATATTATTAAAACCATGTTCTGGATATTCACCTAATACTTTTTGACAAGCACTTCTAAAAGTTTGACATGTATCATTATTATCATTATCTATGAGATCATTCATAGTATCATATTTATATAAACCATGTCCATATCCTGGTATACAATAGTATAATAATATAGAATTACTATAAATTGGATAAATTGTTTTGGAATGATTATAGTATATTATAATTGGTAAATCATCTAAGTGTTTTATAATTAATTGTTTAGTAAGATTATTATTGTTTTCTAGCTCTGATAGATTTTCTAAAATATTAGGATAATTATTTATTATATTAGTTTGTTCAATTAATTTTGTTTCTAATTCCGATATTTTATTATTTTGTAGCTCTGATAGATTTTCTAAAATATTAGGATAATTATTTATTATATTAGTTTGTTCAATTAATTTTGTTTCTAATTCCGATATTTTATTATTTTGAATTTTTGATAAATTTTCTAAAATATTAGGATAATTATTTATTATATTAGTTTGTTCAATTAATTTTGTTTCTAATTCCGATATTTTATTATTATATAAATTATTTAAATCTGTTATTTTATTCTCAAAATATTCATTATAATTTTGGTCTATTAGTTTTGTTTCTAATTCCAATATTTTATTATTTTGAATTTTTGATAAATTTTCTAAAACATTAGGATAATTATTTATTATATTAGTTTGTTCAATTAATTTTGTTTCTAATTCCGATATTTTATTATTATATAAATTATTTAAATCTGTTATTTTATTCTCAAAATATTCATTATAATTTTGGTTTATTAGTTTTGTTTCTAATTCTTTTATTTTATTTTGAAAATTTTGATTATTATTATATAAATTATTCATATCTAATATTTTTGATTCTAATTCTAATATTTTATTTTGTTCTATAATTTTATTATTATTAAAAAGTATATTATCTATATTTTGTTTTATAAGTTTTAATTTTAGTTTTTGTTTATTAATTTTTAGTTTTAGTTTTTTATATTTATCATTTTTATAATTATAAATAATTATGTTTTCACTAAAATCTTTCTTCATGAATATAATATCTATCAATTATATCTTATTAAATAATATAATCAATTTTTATAAATGAATTTTAGAATAGTTTGATTGAAATATATTCACCTAAATTATTGTAATTAAAATTACAATAATATTGTTTTAGTTCAATTTTTAAATATGTAAAAAAGTTAATAAGAGTTTCTTTCATTTTATCACTAGAAATATTATTTTTAATTTCACCATAAATTCTAATAATAGGTTTTTCAATAATTTCGCCATCATAAATATATAACGATGTTTCAATATTTGATAAATTTATAAATAGATTAGTATCATATGTATAATCGCGCATTTTAATCCATTTTACTATTAGATTTTTAATATCTTCACGTGTCCATATATTTATACCTTCATTATATAATAATCCAATTGAACCACTAAATTGACTTGTATTATTTTTTAATAATCCAATTTTAATTTGTTTAGAAGAGTAATTATCATTAATAATAATATCCATATTTTCTAGTTTAGATTCGTAAGCTATACTATTATTTAACTCTAATTCTAATAGTTTATTTAGTTGTGTAATAGGATAAGAGAAAACATAATTCATATGTTCTAAATATATTTTATTATTATTATCATAATAATAAACATTATTTTCATGCCCAAATTGAGTTGTGCCATATCTTCCTATAATATATTCATTTGTATCTAATTTAATAATTAAATAATTATATTCATATGTAGAATTATGTATAGGTAATTCTAAATTAGTAGTATTTACAATATTAATAATATTATACATTTTTACTTCTAATTCTGTTAAGGTGATATATTTTTTATTATATAATCTAAGTGTTTGATTTTTTAAGTTATCAATATTTTTATTATACACAGCAAAAATATTATTAACTGAATCTCTTGAATACATATTATTAATTTTTAATAATTCGTCAACTTCAAATTGTAAGTTTTCATTAGTTGAATCAACTAAACAAATAATTAAATCAATATCGTTATAATTATAATTATATTCCATTATATAATTAATTTATGTATTCAAATTTTAGAATATTCAATTTTAATTAATATAATTTTATAATTTTTTACTTAAATATTCCCTGATAATTAAATAATTGTCTCTTAAATCATACCAATTAATACCTGATCTTTTAATAAAATATCTTAATAAATTATAAATACGTATTTTTCCTTCATTAGATTCTAAGAATTTTTTTTTAGGTTTAAGATGTTTAAATTCAGAATTTTCCTCAATCCATTTAATAACTTTTTTATGAAAAAATTCTGTAACATCTATTCTTAAATTTACATCTGTATTAACATTTTGGTATTCATAACTTGATTCAATAAAAGGTGGGACAGGCCAATATCTTCTTACTGCAGGTATATCTTGAGTTTGTTGAGGTAATAGAGTTTGTTGAGGTAATAGTGTTTGTTGAGGTAGCATAGTATTAAAAAGCGAATTTAGGTTTATTAATTGTGAAATAGACATTAATTTAAATTAGATTAATTTTTTCTTTATATTTTTTTCTTATATAAATAATAAAATCATTAACTAAATCTAATTGATTTTCAATTAGTGTATTTTTTTGAATCCAATAATCAATATAATTTTTAATTTCTGTTTCTAAATTTGTTATTGTTGTATCTGATTCAATCCTATAATGTTTTGTAATAATTTTTTTAATTATTTTTTCCAAAAAATTATTATAATTTTTTAAAGTATCATAATTTACTCTTATCCAACAATTAATACCCCTATTTAATGTAAAATAGTTTAATAAATTAATATTTTCTTTTACCCAATTCTTTAAGTTATCAATAGAATTAATATTATAAATAATTAATAAATCAGTTGATGATAATCCAATAGGTGGTGTATATAAATAATCTTTATAATTATTTTGATATGTTTTACATTTAGATTTATTAAGTATTTTAGATTCATTATTAACAATATGAAATTTAGTTAAACATATTGGATTTGTTTCCCGATTATGAATCCATGTTGAAGAAATAGGATGAAGTAATTGAGTTTTTGTAGGTACATTTATTATTTCTTTGCTAATATACGGTTCATTTTTAATAATTCTTTTATTATTCATTTATAATAATAATAGAAAAAATGAATATTTTTATACTAAATAAATTAAAGAATAATTAATTAAATTAATCAATAATGAGTTCTAATTCTGATAATAATTCTGATAATAATTCTGATAATAATTCATATGATTTAGATGATGAAAGTTCTATATTATCACTATCAAGTGATGAAAATCTTGAACAAACAAATAATTTACAATTAGAAGGAGGCATAATAAAAAATTATAATATAATATGTGAATTAGGTCGTGGTTCATTTTCTATAGTATGGTTAGCATATAATATTACTAATAATTTATTTTATGCACTAAAAATTCAAAATCCATCTGAGTATAAAGATGGGCTTGACGAAATAAGGTTTGTTTCCAAATTGCCAAAACAACCAAATATATTTAATAATTTAATTGAATATTTTATTGAAATTAAAGAAAGTAAAAAATATTTATGTTCAACCTGGGAATTACATTGTTCAAATATAGATGGTATTATAAGAAAGGGTGATTATAAAAATGGTTTACCAATATATCTTGTTAAAAAAATAATGAAACAATTAATTGAATCAGTTAATATATTACATAATAAATATAAAGTATTTCACGGTGATATTAAAACTGATAATATCTTAATAAAAGGAATAAATGATAAAGATGCATTTATAATAAATAAATATAAGGAAGAGAATTTTTTTGAGAAATATTCTGAAAGTAAAAATCAATTTTGGATAACTTTAGGGAAAGATATAACTAATATAAGTAATATGAAAAAGGAAGATAAGATGCGAATAAGAAGATCAATACACAAACAGATAACAGATAAAATAATGGCAGAGTATATAACATCTGAAATTTCTAAGTATTCAATAGATTCTAAATATTTAGAAAATATGAATATTAGTTTAGCAGACTTTGGGACTCATTGTGCAGAACATAATTATTATGAAAATGCTTTTGGAACACGGTATTATCAAGCTCCAGAAATAATTTTAATAGGAAAATGTTCATTTCCAGTTGATATTTGGGCTATTGGATGTACTTTTTATGAATTATTATCTGGTAAATTATTATTTGATCCTATTAAAGATTCAACATTTTCAAGAGATTATTATCATTTATGTTTAATAAATGAAACATGTGGTAATTTTCCTAATGATTTCCTAAAAAAAACAAAAATGTACAAAGAATATAAAAATTATTTTAATTCAAATGGTAATATTAAGAATTATACATTACCAGATGAAAATAGATTAATAAAAAAAATAAATTTATTGAATCTAGACTCGTCTAATAAACAAATAATAACTAATATTTTTATTAATATTTTTAAAATAAATCCATCTAAAAGATGGACAATTAACGATTTATCTAAAGATTTGTTCTTTAGTGATTAATTATCAAAAACACTTTTATTTGTACTATCATCATTACCGAAATAACTGTGTGACATATACTTTTGACCAATCACACCTCTAAAAGGGCTAGAATAAGTAACATTGGATGTTGAATTATTACTATAATTTCCATAATTTTGATAAGAATTAGTTGGTACTGAAACCGATCCATATATCCTATTAAATCTATGAATTTCAGGTCTTTCTTTCTCAGAAAATAATGAAGCATCTATAATATAACCCGTGCAGTAACCTTTGGAGAAATTATCATAGTAAGACATTATTGATATCATCTTGTTTTGTTTATAAGAACAAATATTAATAAAATATTTCAATTTTTTTATAATAAATAAAATGAGTATAATAAATAGTAATAATTAGAATGATTTAGATTTTATTTTTAGTTATACATCTAAATCATTTTTAATAGTTTCTCGTCCTTTAAGACGGAATATTACATTACTAAATCCTAATATACTAGGTTCTCCAAATTGTTTACTAACATATTTAAGAAATTCAGGTCTTTTAAGAATAATCTTAGAGTCATAGCCAGTTCTATACCAAATTTTAAAATCTTCCCATAGAGTTTCAAATCCGATAATATCATTAGGATCATTGGTAACAGTAACTTTTTCCATTAAGTATTCAGTAAGATAATCATTTTCTCTTTTATATTGGTTAGTTGCAGCTTTAACTTCAGATGGTTCAGTAAAGTTAGTTTGTTTCTTATATACATTTAAATACAAATAAATAAGATATGAAGCAAAAGTTTGTGCCCAGTTTTCAATTTTTTGTTTTAGACTAGTATCAATTTTAAATTCATTTGGTTTTGTAGGATTTTCATTAAATTTAGAGACGAAATCAATAACTCGCAGACGTCTCCATGTACCATCATCACTAGAAGGTACCTCTGGAAGTTGATTAGCAGTTAAAAAATATTTCATTTGTGGTTTAAATTCAACCATTTCATCAGATCCTTTAAAAAGATCACGCATTAACATAACATCTCCACCAGTCATTTCTTTTAAAATACCTACATTCATTTTTTCACCTTCATCAGCTTCTTGAAATACACCACATCGTCTACCTTTCATACGAACTTTTTCTGGTGCTGCTTGATTAGATTGTCCTCTTTTTCTGGTAATAAGACTAATATCACAACTCATATAATAATCACCAAGTGCTTTTGACATTAGATCATTAGTTAATGATTTACCATTTGAGCCGGATCCTGTCATAATATAAAATTTTTCTTCTTTTGTATCACCTGAAACACATGTACTTAAGACTGTTAAAAAATATTTACGAACTTTTTCATTTGGAAAGACTTGTTCAAAAAATTTATTTATTTGAACAATATATGGATTTTTATCAGAGTATTTATGATATTCATTTTTAGTATTCATTGTTATATAATCATCAGGCCGGCCTTCACGAAACATACCTTTTTCCAAATCAAATATACCATTTTCAAATCCAATTAATTGAATATTACTATCTAGTTTTTGTTCAAATTTATCATCATAGAATAGATTTTTAGATTCTCTAACAAGAATTTCTTTAAAATTAGTATTCATTAAATTTCCTACTATTTTATCTAAACGTGTTCTTCTAGATTGTAAATCTTCTTTTTCAAAACCATTTATTTGTGTTAATTTTACGCTAATATCAGCGATTTCTTTATTATATTCATTTGCAAAATCTTCAGATAATAAAATCTTTAAAGTATAACCATCTTGTACACGATTCCATCTATGATTTTTAAATTCCCACCAAATATTTTTAGTAATAGAAGAACACACAAACCGATCAGAATATTTAGCAAAAACACTTTTAGCCAAGAAATATATATTTCCATCTAAACTTTTTTTCATCATTATTTTAAATTCTTCTCTGATATAAGCTTCAAATTGTTTTGGATCATCTTGTTTTGCCCAATAAGCCAAAGATCTGATTGTTAAAACATTTCCATTTCCAGGGTGTTTCATTGTTCTCCAAACTTTTTCACATTCTCCTTCTTTAAATTTTCTAGGTGATTTTTTAGAGAATTCAACCCATGTTGGTAATAAAGAATTATCAATATTATGTAATGCTAATCCGACATACATCCAATCATGATAATCATTTGAGCGTTTATCACAAAGCATACTAATATATTTACAAGCACGTCTAACTTCATCTTCTTTACATATTGGAACATCTAATTTAATTTCTTCTGATTTTACCATTGAATTTATTCCTAATTTTTCACATTCAACATCAATATCTGAATCTGCATATTCTTCTTTCATAGGAGTTACTTTTTTCTTTGAATATGTTTTTATAGATTGAACAGATAAAAAATCAATTAAGGTTTTATCATTTATTTCATATTCATATTCATCATCTGTATCATAACCTATTTTATTTGTATGATCATATATTTTTTTTAACTTTGTGTTACAAATATATGATAATTTATAAGGTAATCCATTTGGTTTAGTTGATCCATATAAAAACCAACCATTTGATGAGACGACTGCTTTATCAATTATTTTATCAGGACCATTTAAATAACCCTCAAATGTTCCTTCATCATCACACATCTTAACCACTTTATAGCGAATTAAATGTCTCATTTTTGTTTGTACACAAAGGTCTGGAAATATAATATGAATTCCATCTTTAAATACATCATCTTTTTCTTGAGGTTTTTCTTTTTCAAACACACAAATTTTTAATTTGTCATTTGGTATATCTAAATATGTATTAATTGCATCAACATATTTTTTTATAATATTTAAAACTAATTTATTATTATATAACCGTGTGCTTTTTTGATAATCTTCAGATGGAATTTCTAGATCAATATCAATTATAATTGGTGCATATTCTTTTTGTCTTTCTAATATTGATAGATCTTTAACACCTCCAATTATTGCTTTTGTATATAATTCCATAAGTTCTTTTCTCTGATTTTTATTTAATATAAATACACCACGAAATAAACCATAAGATTGATGTGTAGGGTCACCCTTACATTCCTCATTATACCTACATTTATCTAATAAATGATGGACTCTTTCTTTTAATTTAGTTAATTTCTTGCTATCATTTTTATCGGTCATTAATTAACTAAGTAAAGATTTTTTTATATATATATTTCAATTTTTTATATATTCGTTGTCTTGCTCGTATAATTATGATGGTGTACATCATGATTTTATATTATATTATATATATTACTATTCACCATCGTATAAAAAATGAAAAAATGATTTTTAAGATATATGAACAGATTATTATCTTATGTCATCTTATACTTTTATTATTTTGGTGGAGTTAAATAAAAAACAAATAAAAACTGATATTCCTATTATAAAAAATAATAATTTAATAAAAAAAATATTTTCCAGTTATAATTTTCAAATTACTTCAAATAATAAATTTCGTCCATTTTGTAAATAAAAAAAAATGAAAAAAAATTATATAAAATCTATTTATATTATATTAATTAATGTACTTTTGTCCTAATTGCTCATATTTATTTGAAATTGCTAAATCTTCAGAAATTTCAAAAGAAGTTGATACAAGAAATGGTATTAAAAAATTAACAGATGCTTTTAAAAAATTAGAAGAAAATGATGATTTATCTAAATTTCGTGCAGAATTTTCAAAAGAAGAAATGGGGAAAAATAAGAAATATCAAAAACTTAAAGAAGAAGATAAGATTAAAATAAATCAATTATTTGATGAAATTGTTAGTTCTGGTGCTGAATTTAGGTGTGATAATTGTAATTTTACAAGACAAATTACAGAAACAACTTTATTATATCAAATAAATTTAGAAGATAATAATATTAAAATAAGAAGTCTTGAAGAAAATGAACTTATAAGTAAAGATCCTTTACTTCCTCATACTCATGATTATACATGTAAAAATCCTAGTTGTCTTACCCATCAAAATATAGATCTTAAAGATGCAGTATTTTTACGAGAGAAAAATAGTTATAAATTAAATTATATTTGTACAATTTGTAATTATAATTGGTAATTTAGTCAATATATTTAGAATATTCTAAATTTAATTTACGGATATTCTTTAATGACGACACATTTTTTATTTTAGTAAATGATAAATTTAATGTATCAACATTTCCTAATTTTGATACATCTAAAACATTATAACACCCTGTTAAATTTAATATTTTAACTTTTCCTAATTTATTTACATTTTTAATATTGGTATATGATAAATTTAATATACTAACTTCTCCTAATGTGGATACATCTGTTATATATTGGCACCCTGATAAATCTAAATCATATACTTTTCCTAAGTTTGATACATTAACAATTTTAGTATGTGATAAATTTAATATTTTAACTTTTCCTAAATGTGATACATTAAATATATATGCACACCCAGATAAATTTAAATCATAAACATTACCTAATGTTGATATATTAGTTATATTAGTATATGCCAAGTTTAATATTTTAACTTTATTTAATTTTGATATATTTAATATATATTGACACCCTGATAAATCTAATTTATAAACATTTTCTAATCCAGATACGGATTTAATATTTGTACATGTTAATATTAGAGTATTAACATTACCTAAATTAGATACATTTGATATTTTTTTACAATATCCTAAATTTAGTTTATGAACTTTTTCTAATCCTAATACAGTTTTAATATTGGTATATGATAAATCTAAATCATATACATTTATTAATGATGATAAATCCATATCTGACATTTCTTTACACCCTGATAAATTTACTATTTTAATATTTTCTAAAATTGGTAATTTTTTAATATTTGTATATGATAAATTTAAATAATTAATATTTTTTAATTTATGTATACTATGTATATAACTATGCGATAGATCTAATTTATCAATATTTTGTAATGTTGATAAATTTAAATATAGTGACCACTGTAAATTTAATGATAATTGATAATTTGGTTTTTTAATTAATCCATATATATATAATTTAAAATTATCATTATAAATATATTCTTTAGAGAATTCTCTATTAAATCTAAAATATCTAATATTTGGTAATATATTTTTTAAATTTTTACATGTTGAAAATAAATTAATAATATTTGTATATTCACTAATATATTTATAAATATCAAAAGGTAAATTAATTATATCCATTATTTTAAATGAGTATATAATTAATAATAAAATAGTCAATTTTTTATTTACATCCAACCTTTAATTAGACTACTATATTCATTACATAAGTCCATAAAAACTCCTCCATAGGATTTTGAACTAGTTTCAATAACATCTAATAAAACAACTTCAATATCTTTGAATGATAATCCATTCATGAATCTATCAGTTAATCTTTTTTTAAATTTATTCCAATCCATAATTTTTTCATGTCCAAGAATATTATAATAATTAATAATAATATTTGAATATAATCTAAAAATATCAAAAACTTGAATAGTATATTTTTTAAATAATTCATAATATTCACTATTCCAACCTCCTAAGAAATCAATCATTTCTCCAGATATTCTAATAATAGGATTATTAACAATATTTGAATGAATTGGATTTTCTAAAATATAACCATAATCAATATGAATAATATGACCAGAATTTGAGAGCATAATATTATTAGCATGTCTATCTCCAAGACCTAAAACATAAGATAAACAACTTGATATAGCTAAACTTTTGGCAAATCTTTCTTTAATGATACCAATTTTAGTTTCTTTATTATTTTCTAATATATAATTTTGTAATGTATAATTTTTTTGTGAAATATGTTTAAGAGTTAAACAGTTTTCTAAAAATTCAATAATTCCAATATGATGATCAATCATAATAACTCTATATGTAGGTATAGGTTCAAATTTGTCAATACGTTCTCTACTAGCTTGTAATAATAATTTATCTTGTAATAAGATGATTAATGAAGAAACAATATTTTCTTTTCTTAATTGGGAATCATTTTTAATAATAATTTTTTTTTGAATTTTTTCACCTAAATTATTTAAATTACTAGATAATTCAAATTTTTGAATATTAACAATAAGAAGTAATGGTTTAGAATTACTTTGTAGTTCTATAATACCTAATATTTCAGTAATTAAATAGTTTGTATCAAATGGGTATATTAATGGAAGTTGATTAATATTAAAATTTTTATTAGTATAAATTTCATTAATAGTATTAATAGTATTATTAATTAATAATTTATATTCAAATATTAGATTAATTGATAAATATGCATTTAATATTTTATTTAATTCAACAAAAGAATTATCCAAGTGTTCTATATTTTTAAGATAATTATATTCAAAACAAAGAAATATTAATGAGTTATTATCAAATTTAATAATTAAATCAAGTAATTTAATTACAAATTTTTTTTTATTTTTAGATGCATTATTAAGTAAAAATCTTAAACTAGTTGTTAAAAATGGGATAGTATTATTTAAGATATTTAATTTAGTAGAATTAGAATCCATAATATTTTCAGCAATTTCTAAAATTAATACTAAATAATTTTTATTATTCCAAAAAGTATTATTAGAATTTGGAATATAACTAATATAACTAATTATTTCAAGTAAATCTAATAGATCTAAGTCTAAATTACATTTTCTTGAACACATTAAATTCCAACAATTTTTATTTTTATTTTTATTATAACTTTTAATTAAATTGATAATATCTTGCAAATTGTTATTATTGTATAACATATTATTTACTAAACTTGTTTTTATTAATAAAATAAACCATTGATTATGACCATTTAAATATATAGCTAATGAATTAACAATATTACATTCCCATTTATTAAAAATATAATCTGCATGTTTATATTGTATATTTCTAAATAATGAAATACAATGTATAGCAGCATTACACCAATTTTTATTAATTTTACAAACATTATAAAGTTCAGGTAAACTAAGGAATTCACATATTTTAATGATATGTTGAATTTCTAATAATTTATTAATTTTATTAAAACATTCTGTACAAACTAAACTATTGTTAATATTAATATTAGGATTAATATTAGTATTAGTAGTATTAGAAGTATATAGTCCTACTGTATCAGTTATTTTTGTAATAATTTGTTTAGCCTGAATACTTAATAGTGTTGTTTCTTTAGGAATATCAATTAATTTTTTAGGAATAATAGTATATGTATTACAACATACAGAACAGAAAACTCCGCCACATGATCTACAATGATGTTTTCTATAATACCAATTAAATTGAATAGAACATAATTGACATTTAGTAACTAAATCTGAGTCAATCCATTCATATGTTGCTTTAGGATATATAGAATTTATTTGTTTTTCTAATAAATCTTCTCTAGGTGGAGTATTTTTAATTTTATTTTCTATATAAATAGAAAAGTTGGGGTCATTATTTTTTTTAATATTAATTGGTTTAGATTTATCTAAGTTAAACTTGTCTTCATTAATTTTAGTTAATATTGACATTAATATATAATAACTTTTAATTTTTAAATTCTTTTTATAATAAATAAACAATAACTGTAATATTATCAAGAGATCCCTTATTATAAGCATGTTCTGCTAATTCTTTAGCATAATTACTTTTAAATTTTTTATTCATTAATAATTGAATAATGAAATCCGTTACATCTTGATTAGACATAACATCCCATAATCCATCACATGCAAATATAATAAATTTATCAGATGAACTAATTTTATAACGATATATTTGTGGTAAATGAGTCACATAGGGAGTACATTCTAAATCTCCAAAAGCTCTAGATAAAGAAAGGTCTTTAATTCTCCAGTCAGATCCATCAAATTCAATTTTACCTCCTAGTTGTTCAATTCTTTGTCTTTCTTCAGGTGAATTTGGTTTATGATCTTGAGTTAATTGTTCTCCAATATTTAATTTATTACATTTAATTGCACGTGAATCTCCAACATTTAAAATCCATAATTTTTGTTTATCTTCTGAATCTTTAAAATGAATACCAACACATGCAGTTGATCCACAATATTGAATTGCTCTAGGATGATCTTCTGTCATTTTAGTTTGAATTAAATCATATACTTTAACAAAATATTTAGAAGCAGTATCTGGTCTTGAATAAATATCTTTTTTAAATTTATTAATAAAAAATTGGGGTAAATTTTCTTTCAAATATTTACTAACTGCTTTTCCACCATGACCATCAAATACTGCTATAAAATTTACTGAATTTAATTCGGTTACCTCACCTGACATATTCATATTATGGATATGTTGATCTTCATTTGCATCTCTTTTTCCTTGTAATGAATGTGAAAATATTCTCATTTTATAAAATTAGTTAGATAAAAATTTTATAAAATGAGAATAAAATTTAAATTCTTTATTACTTAAAATAAACTTGATAAATGATAAAATAACTATTTGTTTTTATTTTTGTTTTTAAAAAATTCCCATAATGGTCCACTATATTTCCATATATCATCCTCAATATGAACTTCTGTATCGCAATCCTCTTTAGTTATTTTATCAATTGATCTATTACCCAGTTTACTTTTACTAATATAATAATATATATCAAAAGTTCCATATATAATTGTATATTTCCAATCACTTTTACAAAATACATGAGTATCATGGAATAATATTGCACGTTTCCATATTTTATCTTTTTCAACTTGATCAACTATTTTATAATGATGATAACACAATCCTTTATAATATATTTCTTCTTTACATTCTTGTTTTCCATTATTATAAACATTATTACAAACATTATTAAATGAATCCATTATATATAATTGATAAATTTAATTAAAATTTTTTTTCAATTTTTAATTTAAAACAAGTTTTATTTAAATTAAAAAATTATATATTTTCTTATTCATTCTGCTACATAAAATAGTATAATTCATCTGTTAATAGAGCTACAACCATTTATAAAATTGCAAATAATGCAATTAAGAAAGACCTAAATATTTATATAGAAAGAAGAAACTATGAAGAGTTAATTGTTATATGGATTTTTCTATATCCATTCATTATTACTAATCTTTGATTTAATAATTAGAAAAATATATTACTTTTTATAAAAAGTAATAAAGTTAATATATAAAAAACTTGATTGATTTTAACAATTTTAGTTAATTTTACAAAATTAACTAAATACTGTTGATAATTTAAAAAATAGATTTATAAATCTATTAATATTGGTAGCGGCGAGATTCGAACTCGCGAAGCGTTACGCATCAGATCTTAAGTCTGACCCCTTTGACCGACTCGGGAACACTACCTAAGAAAAGAAAAATCATTTTCTTTTCTTTTTTAATTTTTTTAATTTTTTAATTTTTTTAATTTTTTTAATTTTTTATTTAATAAATTAATATTAATAATATTAATAATTTCCTTATGTTATTAAATAAACATAGGAACGTCTATAATATGGTTCTAGCGGGACTTGAACCCGCGACTTCTGCGTTATAAGCACAGCACTCTAACCAACTGAGTTACAGAACCAGATCAAATACAATTTATATAATTTATATTAGACATTTTTATTAACTTTTACAGATTAATAAAATTGATGCTAAAACAATTTATATATATTTTTAGAATTAAATCTAGTATTTGATTATTTTTTCTTATGATTTTTACTTCATAGAAACTTAGTATTTCGCCTTTTATTGGGTTTGAACCAATGACCTACCGGTTAACAGCCGGGTGCTCTACCAAACTGAGCTAAAAAGGCTAAAACAATTATTTTTATAATTGTTAAAAAATTGACAGCGGCGAGATTCGAACTCGCGAAGCATTACGCATCAGATCTTAAGTCTGACCCCTTTGACCTGCTCGGGAACACTGTCTTCACCCATACTGGGAATTGAACCCAGATTAAAAGCTTAGAAGGCTTCCGTGTTATCCATTACACTATACGGGCTTGATATTTTTTATATAACATACTATATATTTATATCTTTAAATGAATATTATAATATATTATATGTTATAAAGTAAAATAATTATTTAATCTGAGTTTTCATCTGAATCAGACTCAGATTCGGAGGCTGATTTACTTAATTGGAGTGCTTTTGGTATACCTTTAGTTTTCTTAACTGGTTCTTTTTTAACAGTTCCTTTTTTAGGCAATACAAGTTTTTCTTTTTCAGATTCTGAATCTGATGATTCAGAATCTGAACTGTCTGTTTTTGATTCTGTTTCTGAATCTGTTGAAATAATTTCTTTTCTAGCTAATTTACTAACTGGTTTTGGAATATTTTTAGGTGTTATAGAATCAATAGTAATTCCTTCAATAACTGGAACATCTTTTTTAAGTCTATTCATTAATTCAGTTAGTTCCTTAATTAAACGTTTTTGATCTTCTTCTAGTGCTTCTCGTTTAATAGTAATTTCATAAATATGAGTTGTTATAGTTGCCCATTCTCTTTTCTTTTCATCTAATATTCTTTCAACTTCTGTCACTAAGTTTTCATCATTATTTGATATTTTAGTTACAGATTTATTTGGCGGTTCCTTAAGTCCTGATTTAGTTTCTCCATCATCTAATTGAACTTCTTTCTTTTTGGTTGTTCTTTTAGGTTTTTGAGTTTCTTGTTCTTTTGATACTGAATTATTATCATCATCTAATACAACTTCTTTCTTTTTTGTACTTCTTTTTGTTGTTTTAGGTTGTTCAATTTCAATAGGTTTATCAACATCTGAAGATTCTTCTTTCTTTACTACTTTTGGTTTACTAGATTTTTTAGGTTTAGTAATTATTTTAGCAACTTCTTCATCAGAATTAATAGTATTTACTATAGTTTCAGGTTCATTTACTAATTCTTTTTTTGATTTTTTAACTCGTGTAGAAACTTTCTTAGTTTCAGTCACATTAGTTTGTTTGGTTTCATCATTAGTTTTAATCTTTTTAGGTGCCATTACATATATAATTTTTAGATTTAAATAATCTATTTATCAATTTTTATTTTTAATTAATACTATTTTATTGTAAAATATTGATAAATTATTATATTATTAAAATATATATTCATTTTAATGTTATGGACTGATAAAGCCAAGAAATTTCTTAAGAAATACTGGAAAATTAATGAATTAAAAGATAAACAATTAGAAGTTATTAATGAATTATTATTAGGTAATGATGTAATTGGTTTATTACCAACAGGATATGGTAAATCAATGTGTTATCTAATTCCTCCTTTAGTTACAAAAAAAACTATTTTTATTATAAGTCCATTGATTTCATTAATGGAAGATCAAAAAGATAAACTAAGTAAATTAGGCATTCCTTGTATAACTTTACATAGTAATAATAAAAATAAGAATCAAGAAATAGCAAATATTATAAATGGGAAAATTAGAATAGTTTATATGAGTCCGGAATATTTAATTAAATCAGATGGTTTAGATTTAGCTAATACATTAGTTGAAAATAATGAACTTGGGTTTTTAGCTATAGATGAATCTCATTGTATTAGTGTATGGGGACAAGATTTCAGATCTGAATATACCAAAATGAAAATGTTCAGAGAAATGTTTCCTACTATTCCAATATTAGCAGTAACTGCTACTGCTACAGATACAGTTTGTCAAGATATTATTAATATATTAAAATTAAAAAATCCAGTTTTAATAAAAGCATCTTTTGATAGACCTAATTTATATTTAAATATTCGGGAAATTCCTACTAATTTAATAACACAAAAATCTAAACGTAAAAATGATTTTAAAATAACACAAAAACAAATTCCTAAAGAAAATTTAATATTACATTATATTAAAAAATATCCAAATGATAAAATTATTATTTATATTAATAGTAGGCTAGAGTCTGAAAATGTAGCTACTAAATTAAATAAATTATTTAATAATTGTTGTCAAGCTTATCATGCAGGATTAGATAAACAACTTAGAGAAGATATTCAAACAAAATTTATTGAAGGTGAAGTTAAAGTTATTATTAGTACAATTGCTTTTGGTATGGGTATTGATCAAATTGTTAAATGTGTTATTATTTTTGGATCACCGTCATCAATTGAAGAATATTATCAACAGATTGGTAGAGGTGGTCGGGATGGTTTAAGTTGCGAAACAATATTATATTTTGATTATTCTAGTTTACTAATTGCAAAACATATGTTAAGAAATATAAAAACACAATCTCCCAATTTATATAATATTAAAGTACAAAATTTAAATAAAATTGCAAAATTAGCTTATCTAAATACATGTAGACGAAAATATATTTTAGAATATTTTAATGAATCATGTAATTTTTTTACATGTAATAATTGTGATAATTGTTGTGAACAAGAACTAATAGATATGACTGAACAATTATGGCCTATTATTATGAAATCTACTAATTTAATAAATAGTATTAGTGATATTAAAAATAAATACTTAGATAATATTACTATCATTGATAAAAAAAATAAAGAAAAACTTATTGAATTAGATTTATTTGACCCATTATGGAAATGGAAAAAATATATATTAGAAAATAAAATATCTTATGCTAAATTACCTAATAATTTAAAAATTATGATACCTAAAAAATTTATAAAAATTATAACAAAAAAATCTACTGAATTAAATTTTGAAGATAAAATTAATAAATATGAAAAATTACTTTAATAAATAACAAAAAATCTACTGAATTAAATTAATTAAATTTTGAAGATAAATTAATAAATATGAAAAATTACTTTAATAATAATAAATCTACTGAATTAATAATAATAAATAATAAAAGATTTACTGAATTAAATTTTGAAGATAAATTAATAAATAATAATTTATATTATTTATTAATTTTATAAAAAAATATTATTAATTACTTTAATTTTATATAACTTTAATATAAACTTTAATTTGTTTTCCATTAAATGTTTCAATTAATTTAAAATCATCTAGATGTTCCAAAAATTGTATATCAGTAGCTAATTTATTATTTAATTTATTAATAAATGTGGAATGAATATTAGTCCAATATTCATTTTGTTCAAATATAATTTGAACTTTATTAAAAAGTTTAAGTCCCATATCTTTTCTAAAGGCATTAATTTGACGCCTAATATTATTAATTTCAGCATCTATATCATTTTCATTAGTTGTAGTAGTATCAACATAAACAATAGCTTGTGTTAATTTATTTAATGAGTCATAATAATAAAACTTAGCACCAATCATATGATTAATTGGATTAACAATATATTCAAATGTATAATATTCAGAAATACATCCATCCCAAGTAATATTTCCATTTTCAATTAATTGTGTATATTTAGTAGCATTTTTTTTAAAAACTTTACCTAAAATAGTTTTATTTGGTTTATAACTTTTAATTAATAAATCTATATTTTTAATTTCTATATTTTTAATATTTAATTGATTAGAAATAATATCAAAAAAATCTTGGATTTCAAAACTGTTAATATATAATATAATAGAATTAAGTGGATAATACACAGGTCTAGAAATTTGTTGACGAATACTTCTAACTGTTTCTAATAATTCATTAACTGAACAAAATCCATTAATAAGTGAATAATCTAATTCATAATTCATAATTGAATTAATATTAAGTATAATTGAATGGATTGATATATATGATCTTGATCCAATCATAGCAAATAATAATCTATTAAATGATTCAGCTAAATGTGGTATAAAAGGTGCAAGAAGAATATTAAATTTATTCATAATTGTCCATAAAGTACTAATTGATTCTAGCGTATCAGTATATGATAATTGATTTTTTAAACGTTCTCTACTTAATTTAATAAAAATATTAGTTAGGTTTTCAATAAATCTAAAAATTAAATTTGGAATATAAGTTAGTTCCAGTTTTTCCATATGATTATAAACTTTTTGTGATAATTCAAAAAATTTATTTTCAATCCAAATATCCAATTTATTTTCTGATTTAATATAATTAATCCAATTTAAATTATCAAACATATTAGAAACATAAATAATACATTCATTAAGAAGTAAATGAGCATTATAATATGGTGTGATTTTTCTAAAAATATCAAGAAGATCTGAATCTTTAAAACAGAATGATTCAGCTTTAGATGCAGGAGATCCAAGTAAATATAATCTAAGAATATTAACTCCATATTTATCAATTAATAAATCAGGTGATGTATAATTACCCAAACGTTTAGACATTTTTTTACCATCTGCAGCCAAAATAAGGCCACTTACAATAACATTTTTAAAAGCAGGTTTATTATTAAGAGCTGTTGATAGTACATTAAGAGTATAAAACCATCCTCGTGTTTGATCAATAGATTCAGCAATAAAATCAACAGGGAATGAATTATTAATACATTCAGGATAACCAAACCGAGCTAATCCAGCCATACCAGATTCAAACCAACAGTCTAATACACCAAATGTTCTATAATATTTAGTATTATTAAATTCTAAAACTATATTATCAATTTTATCTAAATGTATATCTGTAAATGTTTTACCAGTAATATTTTCAAGTTCTTGAATAGAACCAATACAAATAATATCTCCATCTGTTGATATCCAAATAGGAATTGGAGTTCCCCAAATTCTATTTCTACTTAAACACCAATCAGGTGAATCTTTAATCCAATTAGCAAAACGTTCAGTACCAACATAAGAAGGATACCAATTAATTTGTGCATTATTTTCTAAAATTTTTGGAATAAGTGTTTGTACATTCATAAACCACGCATCAGTTGCCAAATAAACAAGAGGATAATCAGTTCTCCAGCAATAAGGATAAGAATGTTTAATTTTTTCTGATTTAAGGGCAATATAATTTGTTTTAAGCCAAACTACAATATCTGTAGATGTATCCATTACAAATCGTCCTTTAATATTAGATTCTCCCATATCCCAATTAATTTGAAATTTAACTTGTGAATCAATAATATATTCAGGAATATCAGTATCAATATATCCATTAGCTTTCATTACTTTCATATCATCTTCACCAAATAAAGGAGCAAGATGAACTAATCCAGTACCACTTGTATTTTCTACGTATGTATCCAGATAAATTTGATAATTATCCCAATTATGAATTTTAAAAATTGGTTGATATTTAATACCTTCCAATTCATTACCTTTAACTTTTTTTAAGATTATATAACTAGAAAATTCACCAATACATAATTTATTAATTAGATTATCACAAATCCAAAGTTTTTCAGTGAACTCTCTAGTATCTAATTCAATTAATGCATAAATAAGTTCTGGATTAACACAAATTCCTTGATTAGCAAATAGCGACCAAGGTGTCGTAGTCCAAATTAATAGCTTTTCATCAGAATTTACAATTTGAAATTTAACATAAACTGATAAATCTGTTCTTTCTTGATAATTTGAATTAGCCTCAAAATTTGATAAGGGTGTTTCACATAAAGGTGAATAAGGCATTACTTTTTTGGAACAATAAATAAGTCCATTATTCCATAATTGTTTAAATGCCCACCAAAGTGATTCCATATATTTAAAATCAGATGTATAATAAGTTTTAGATTTATCAAACTGACGTCCTAAACGTTCAAGTGTAGTATACCATACTTCAGAACAATTAGAAATAATATGTCTACATTGATCATTAAATTCTATTAATCTATCAATAGAATCATTTGGACTAACTTTACCAACTGTTTTTTCTGCTTCCTGTTCAAGAGGTAATCCATGACAATCAAACCCAATCTGGTAACCAATCTGGTAACCTTTTTGAGTCATATATCTTGCCATAGTATCCTTAATAGTTGATACTAATAAATGTCCATGATGAGGAGTTCCATTAACAAATGGAGGTCCATCTAAAAATTCCCATTTTGGATAATATTTTCGTAATTCAATAATTTCATTTTTTAAATCTATCTGTTTCCAATAAGTAATAGTTTCTTGTTCTAATTTATTAAAGTTCATTAGAATTAGTAAATTTAATTGTATTATTATCTATTTTCAATTTTTTATAATGTTTAAAAGAATTTTTAACTCAGATATCCACTATATAGCTTTTATTTAAAGAAATATATTTTTTTAAATAAATGCACTTGGCTAATACTTATTTTACTAAAATTTTTAATATTTTTTATTATATTATCTTAACGACCAATTCTATTTTCTTCACGACACAACCTACAAATCCAATTGGTATTTGTATTTGAGAAGAATTGGATCCCCTCTTCACAATTACCGCATTGAATACAGTAATTTCTCACGTCACTTGGAATTTTATTTAATCCATGCCATAATCTAAACGTGATATCATAATATCGTGGTTTACTACTATACAACGTAATGAATGTTTTATTACTTTTATCCTTATCAGATTCATCTAATAAATACCATCCTTGCACTGATAAGAGTGTTTGTACTTCTTTGAATATACTATTTTCCAATTGTTTATAACGATCAGAATAACCTTTAGTATTAATACGTCCATATAATAGCATATGTACTTTACATGATGTATTTTTATAAGTTCTTACACTATTGCCATTAATAGGTAATTTTTTATTAGATTTACGATTATTCATCATTTCTTTAATTGAGGAAATGCATAATTCAAGTAATTCATATTTAAAATTACTTATTAATTGTTCAGTTTCTACTTTTTTAATTAGGGTTTGTTCATTTTTTCCTTTTTTTAGTTGTGTTTGATTGTTTACAAACATATCATATACTGTTGAAGCCGGTATAATTGATTCAATCAAATTATCATAATCCAATACATTATTTATAGTATATGAATTAACTAAATCTGCTTGAGCTAATTCTTTACTTTCAGACGCTTGAGTACTTTGAATAATAAGAGGTTGTGCCATTTTCATGTTCAAACTTATATTTATAGCAAACTAGGAAGTAAAAATTTCAATTTTTTATAATATAAATATAATTTAACTAGTATGACACCTACTTTTTTATCTAAATAATTATATCTATATAGTAATGGAATATACTATTACTACAAAAATATCAAATGATTTTATATATATTGAAGCAATACATATAGAAACAAAAATAGGATATAAAACTGAACATAAATTAGATAATATGTTATTTAATTTTAATGAATTTGAATTAACATTTACAAATTTAGGTAATAAATTATTAATTAATTGTAAATATCAAGAAAATGAATTTGATATTTTCTTAGATGAAATTAAAATTACATATGGAAATTATATAGAATTATTAAATAAAATAAATAAACTTGAATTAGAATTAATCAATTTACAGAATGAACAAAATAATTTAAATAAAATAGAATTAATTAATTTACAGAATGAACAAAATAATTTAAATAAAATAGAATTAATTAATTTACAGAATGAACAAAATAATTTAAATAAAATAGAATTAATTAATTTACAGAATGAACAAAATAATTTAAATAAAATAGAATTAGATGAATTTAAAATAGAATTAATCAATTTACAGAATGAACATAATAATTTAAATAAAATAGAATTAATCAATTTACAGAATGAACAAAATAATTTAAATAAAATAGAATTAGATGAATTTAAAATAGAATTAGATGAATTTAAAATAGAATTAATCAATTTACAAAATGAACAGAATAATTTAAATAAAATAGAATTACAGAATGAACAAAATAATTTAAATAAAATAGAATTAATAAATTTAAAAATAATAGAAATAGAACATATATATAATAATCAGAATGATTTAATCAATACTTTAATGAATTCAATGAATATGAATAAAAATAAAATATATAATATTGAAATTAATTTACAAAAAATAGAACAAAAAATTTTTAATTTTGAAATTGATATTGAACAAATTAATGATAAAATAAAAATAATAGATGATAAAATAATAAAAAAATTAATATTAGTAGGTGAAATTTTACAAAAACAACAACTTTTTAATAGTAATATGTTAACTCTTGAAAATAGAATAAAAATAGAAAATAGAATTATAAATAATAAAATAAATAATTTAGAAAAAAATAATTAATTCATATATATTATAATTATATAATGATTTATTATTCATCTTATTTAAATAATAATTCAATCCATAATAACTTAAACTTATTATTTGTATTATTAAATCAACCTCCGAATGCATATTTAGATAATGAATATCAAATAGAAATTAAATATATGGAAGATTTATTATACATATATAATAAATATAAAAATTATAAATTTTGTAATAATGATTTTAAGTCAATTTCTTTATATAATTATTTTAATAGTAATGATATAACACCATTATCAACACAGAATGTAATTCTAATAATTTTTGAAGTAATTTATATAAAATTAAGATTAATCTTAATAGTTCGTAAAAAAGAATATTGTACAAATTATAATATATTATATGATTACATAAATGAATTAATTAATATATTTAATAATTTTCAAACAACAAAATATGGACTATTTTTATTTGAAATTTATAAAGAATTTAAATAAAAATAGTCCATATTTTTTATATCCTGTTGCATGTTTTAAAATTGGAATTGTTTTATTATATCCATCAGTACCAACTGCTTTTTCATTCATAATATAAATATCACCATGATCTAAATTTATTTTTATTTTAGTACCAATAGGTTTTGATTTATAAAACCAATGAAATAATAATGGTATTGATTCTCCTAATCTAATAGCTATAACTATTTTCCTTTCCAAGTCAGAATGCCAACCGATACCACATTTAGTAATATCATAATAATAATTACCTTCTGCTTGTAAAATTAATATTTTTTCATTTAAAATTTCATATAATTGTTCTCTAATATATTTAGTAATAGGGACATCCTTAAAATTGATAATGGTGCCTAATCCATTTATATAGTCAGGTTCTTGTGAAAAATCAGAAAAATATAAATTATGTCTTGTATGTTTATTAACAACTCTACCGTACATAAAAGCTTTTTTATCAACATTTAAGTTATTTTGTTCTTCAAATAAATTATTATTATCTAGATTAATTTTTTATAATAATTTATTAACACCATTTTTAATTATTAAAACTCCTGCGATATCAGTTTTTACTTCAGCATACTCATTTAAATTAATTAATTCACATTTACAATTATTTTGTTCAAATTTATTTTTAAATCCGGAGTTTGATAATTTACCAATTTGTTGCATACCAATATGATTTTCAGCATTATTACCAAAAGTGATAGTGATTGTTTTATTGTTAAAAATACTCATTAATTTACTAATATATACATAAATAAATGAACTATTTTTCATTTTTTCTAAAAAAAATGAAAAATAAGTATTTAAACATTAATATAAGTATATATTAAATGGGTGTACCTGGTTTTTTCTTATGGTTAATGAAAAATTATAAAAAAGAAGGTTTTGTCTTTCAAAAAGAAAAACTTATAAAAAAAGATGTTCAAAATGAAACAGATAATTTATATATTGAGTCATTATTAAATGAAATAAATGCTATAGATTATTTTTTAATAGATGCAAATTGTTTAATTCATCCAGTATGTTTTAAAACAGTATTAGATAATCCAGATTTGGTAGATCAAGATATGTTAGAAGAAAAGATGTTTATAAATATAATTGGTTATTTAAATAAAATAATAAATTATGTAGATCCAAAGAAGGGTGTATATTTGGCAATAGATGGAGTTGCCCCTATAGCTAAAATAAAACAACAAAGATTGCGACGATTTAAATCAATAGCAGATAGAACATTATGGGATAACATAAAAAAGAAACATAATAAACCGTTAGGTAATTATTGGAATAACAGTGCAATAACACCAGGCACAATATTTATGGAAAAACTTAATAATAAATTATTAGAATGGATGAAAACACTTAATCGTAAAGTAATTTATTCAAGTTGTTTTACTCCAGAAGAAGGTGAACATAAACTATTACAGTTTATTAGACAAAATCAGAAAAAAAAAGTAGATTATTCTTATGTTTTTTATGGTTTAGATGCGGATTTAATATTTCTCTCATTATCAACAGAAAAAGATAATATATATTTATTACGAGAAGCCACTGAAATTAATAAAAAAGTATCAACTGAAATTTTAAATTATGTGAGTATAAAGATAATGAGACAAGCAATAGTAAATACTATATTAAGGTTTTTAATAAAAGTAACAGATAATAATTTTAATAAAGAATCAGTGTATAGTTTTGATAATATAAATAAGAATAGATTAGTAAATGATTTTATTTTTATGTGTTATTTTTTAGGTAATGATTTTTTGCCTCATATACCATCATTAGATATTCATAAAAATGGAATAGAAAATTTAATAATAAATTATGTAGAAACAATGAATGAGTTAATAATTGAGAAAAATGAGATAGAATATTTATTAGCTAATACAAAAGTATTAAGATCAAAATCATTAACAATAATAAACTTACATTTTTTATCAAAATTCATAAATAGGTTAGCATTACAAGAAGAAGAAGTGTTAAAAGAAAATTTTCTAAAAGGAAAAAGAATGTTACGATGTGATGGTGATGCATATGAAAAAGAGTTATTTAAAATAGATAATCTTCAGTTTAAGATACATGATCCAATTCAATTAGGTTCAGATAGTTTAGAAAATGGACGATTTAGATATTATCAATATTATTGGGGTATAACTAAAGATAATATTGAAGAGTTTAGTGAAAGATTAGTAAAAAATTATTTATGTGGAATAAAGTGGGTAACTCTTTACTATTTTAATAAATGTCCATCGTGGGATTGGTATTATCCATTTGATTATCCTCCATTTATTTCAGATATTTCAAAATATTTATTAAAAAATAATATAAATAAGATAAAATTTAAATTAGGAGAACCTATAACTCCATTTATTCAATTATTAGCAGTATTGCCACCCCAATCATATAAACTATTACCAAATAGTTTAGCAAATTTAGTTACAGATTCAAATTCACCATTAGCATATATGTATCCAGAAAAATTTCAACAAGATTTTATTAATAAAAAGAAATATTGGATGGCAATACCAAAACTACCTCCATTAGATATAGATCAAATAAAAACAGTATTTTTAAAATATAAAAACAAATTAAAAAAAGATGAACTAAACCGAAACGAGTTTATAGAAGTTTATAAAATAAATGTAAGATCCAAAAATAAAAAAGTTATTTAAAATTCATAAAGGTTATAAAGGTTATAATAATAAAAAATATATAATATTAATTAATTAATGGAAAAAAAAAGCAATAAATCCGAAGTTAAAAAAACTAATAAAAACTTTAATTTAATTCCAGAAAGAATAGATACGATTAAAAATATGATAGGTGGTACTAATATAGAATTAATAATTGATTTTAAAAACTCAACAGAATCTTTTGAATATCCTTCAAACACAGAAGATATAAGAGGATTATTACCAAAAAAATATATAGAATTTGGAAAAGCAATATCAGAATTAGGAGGTAAATTATTATATATTAAGAGTGGTTCAACAGGCCATACATTTAAAGGTGTTCATCCACTTCCAAATGATGAAAATAGACAACCTTATGCAGTAAAGATAGTAGCTTATCCGAAAAAAGAAAATTACGGAGATATGTATAATATAAAAAGACCAGAAAATACAGAACTATTAATGATAAGATTATTATCATATTTTGTTATAAATAAACAAACCCCGCATATTGTTTTACCAATGACTACATTTAATACAAGTATTAAACCATTTTTAAATTTAACAAAATCAAACATAGTAAACAATAAAAAGTTTGAACAATTTGTTGAAAGATATAATAAAGGAGAATATTATCAAAATGTATCAATATTAGTAAGTGAATGGGCAAATGGAGGAGATTTATTAGAATATATAAGAAAGAATTATAAGATAATGAAAACCAAACATTGGAGAACAATATTCTTTCAAACATTATCAGTATTAGCAGTAATTCATTCAAAATATCCAACATTTAGACATAATGATATGAAAGCAAATAATATTTTAATTCATCATATAGATGTAGATAATCATGATAGAAAATATTTATATAAAATAAATAATCAAAATTATATAGTACCAAATATAGGTTTTCAAGTAAAACTATGGGATTTTGATTTTGCATGTATACCAAATATAGTAGATAATTCAAAAGTTGAAGCAGAATGGACTAATAAAATAAATATAACCACAAAACAAAATAAATATTATGATATTCATTATTTTTTAAATACATTAACAAGAAAGGGATTTTTCCCTGAATTTTGGTTATCAGAAGAAGTTCCTGACAAAGTAAAACAGTTTGTAAAAAGAGTAGTACCTGATAGATATCAAACAGGTGAATTAGTATCTGATAGAGGTAGAATATTAACAAATGATGAATATTTAACTCCAGATGAAATTTTAAAAAATGATCCTTTTTTTAAAATAATGAGAAAATAATTTAATTACTTGAATATGTATTTTAAAATAATTTAATTACTTGAATATGTATTTTAAAATAATTTAATTACTTGAATATGTATTTTAAAATAATTTAATTACTTGAATATGTATTTTAAAATAATTTAATTACTTGAATATGTATTTTAAAATAATTTAATTACTTGAATCTGTATGAGAGGATGCTTCATAAGAAGACATTTCAACAATACTAGGTATTAAACTATTATCTGTGTCATTCATAAATCCTTCTGTTACATAAGGATTATTAGGTTTAATAAATAGATCATCGTATATATCACGATTAACAAAATGATCATTAAATGATTCATTCATTTTATCAGTCATTTTTCTAGTTTTTAATAGTGCTTTTCTATAGGATTGATCTTTAGGTTTAATAGGTTTATTAATAGGTTTATTAATAGGTTTATTAATAGGTTTATTAATAGGTTTATTATCAGAAATATATACAGGATTTTTTTTATCTAATAATTTAACATTAATTATAATTAATTCATATCTAATTTGATTAGATTTGGAGATATATTCTTTAAGAAAAATATCAAAATTCATAATAATAGTTCCAATAGGATTATTTTTATAAGATACATTTGTACTAATATTAAATGAATCAATTATTTTACCTTCCGAATTTGTATAATAATATATATTATCAAGTAATTTAATATTATTAAATTTATATTCATTACTATTTAATAAATAATTTAATTGTTTTAATATTTCATCCACAATAGGTTTATCAGCTAATATTTTTTTTGTTTGATAATTAAATAAATCATAAGAATCATTATTTACACTCATTAAATTATTAATAAAATTATATAAATGATCATTATTACAATTACTATTTTTTTTGGCATTTGTAATATTATTAAATAGTTCAATATTTTCTTTATATGTTTCATAATAATATTTAATAGTAGCTACTATCATTCCATCTGTTAAATGATTAATTAAAAATATAATTATTACTAAAATTAAAATTTTATTAATCATGTTCATTTTATTATTTAACTTAGATATTAATTTTAAAATAAAATTAATATAAACGTTTAATTTATGAATAAACTTAATTTATATTTTTATTAGTATTTGTCATTTTATCTACTCTTTGTTTATTAATCATATGCATAGTAATTAAAAATGCGGCAGCAATCATTAATGATAATTGTGGATCTCTATTACCCCGATACATAATATAAGCAATCATAATAAAACGGAAAACTGGATTTTCAAATAATTTAGTAACAAAATTTGGTAATTTAGGACGGGCTAATGCAACATATACAGCCAAAAATAATGATAATATAGGTAATGTATATTGATTTTTATGTATCCAACCAATATTTTGGTTAATAATTGAATCAAATTGTTTAGAATATCCTTCCATAAGATTATATAAATTAAATTAGAAATTTTATATTTATAATTTAATTTAATCTAAATATTTTTATTCATAACCATCAAGAGCTTCTGCTGCACCGTCAATATCATCATCTTGCTCATAGTCATCAATATCTAAAGAACCAACTGCTTCTTGTATAGAATAATCTTCATCTTTTTTAGATGGATCGTCTATTTCATGTTGAGTTAATAATTCTTGATAATGTCCAATAACTTTTAAAGTTTCATCTACATAAGGAGTTTCATTAATTAATAAAAAGTCAAATTTTCTAATATTATAATTAGAATACGGTCTATAATATATATTAAATAAATATCTAATTATTTTAATTAACATATGAGATAGTTCGGATTGAATAGCAGGTTGTTTATTATAATCAAGTAATTTGTTAAAATTATATATTAAATAAAATATTAATTTAGAATCAGAATTAGCAATAATATTAATATTGTTAATATCTAAATAATTTTTATTTAATTTAATGTTTAGGTTATCAGGAATATTATAACTAATGGGTAATTTATAAATAATATATTTATAATTTTTAAAAAGATTATTATGACCAGTTTCATCTTTAATATTAAATTTTTTTAATTTTTTTGTAAATTCATTAACAATTTCTTTTTCTTCTAAACTATAAATTGAGGTTACTTTACCACTATTTCTAATATTATGAATAATAGATTGTGTTCTCATAATTATTTGTTTTAAATTATTCATTCTATTTCTAATAATTTTGAGTACAACCTCTTTTGTATCATCACCCAAGTCCAAACTTTCTAATGATTCTTTTTGATAATCTTTATTAACATGATAAATATTATAATATTGATTTTCATAACCAAAATACATAATACAATCTTTAATAGATAGTTCAATTTTTAAAGAAGCATTATTTTTTGTTTTTTTAATATTTTTATTATCTTCTGAATAACCTAAATGTTGATGTGTAATTGAATCATAATATACATACACTTTATTAGCTTTATCTTTATAATATAAAATATCTTTATTTAATATTGGATGATTATTAACTAAATTAATTTTATCTTCTGATGATAAAATAAAAAAAGGTTCTTTAATTAAATTACCAAAATAATCATGATCAATAATATAAACAGTTTCTTTTAAATATATAGTTTTATCTTGTACTTTAATTTTTTGTCCTAATACTTTACTTAATTTATCAACAAAATCAATAACATAATTTTCCAATTTATTATTAGTTTCTTTTTCATATTTATTAAATAATTTATTTAATATTTTTTTATTTTTTTGTTCTTCTAGTTCCTGTAGTTCATTATATTTTTTCATTTGATTAATTTGTAATATAGATAATTCATTAGTTTTAATTTCCAAATTTTTTTCTAATAACTTTAATTCTTTATCAGAGGGGTTAAAAGTATTAATATCTATTTTACATTTATTACAAATTCCTAAATTATTAAATTCATGAGTATCACCAGTAATACAATATTTTTTAGCTAATTTTTTTAAATTAATGATTTTAAGTTTATCTAAATAATCGGTAGAAGGTTTTTCTGTTGAACTTATTGAAATTAATTTGATTAATTCATTATAAGATTTACCGCATAAATTACAGATTAAATCACTTGATTTAAATATCCATGAATGAAATTTACC